ATGCGTGCCGAGGCCGATACATTTCTGTCGTCAATGCCTCAGGGGCTGCAAGACAGTCAGGCTGATGCAATCATAGAGGCTATGGCCGGATACCCGGAGGAGTTACGGAATGTCAGACAGTCTCGTAATACTGTTCATGAGTCGTCGCCGGATGTCGAATTCGTGCAAATCGAGGGCGAAGGCAATGCAAGAGGCATAGCAATGAGTCTGTTCAAGCCCGAGAAGCCGCAGCCAAAGCCATTGCCGCTATTTATAGGCGATTTAGATCCTACCGAGCCCCTTATATCTCCGGCACACGCCAACGATACGGCTTTGACGCAATTGCCTCCAATGCTGATAATCAATGCACAAAGAGATATCCTCTGCGACCAAGGGAAAGAATTTGCTCAAAAATATCCCAATGTGACACGGGTGGAATTTCCGGGCGCCGTGCACCTGTTTATTACGGTAAAAGGTCAGTCTACCGCTTTTGGGAAGGCAGTGAAATTGACTGCGGATTTTTTGACAAGTAATTTTTGACAAGTAATTTTTGACAAGTAATTTTTGACAAGTATAAAGAAATGAAGAAGATACTGTTTCTACACGGCTTAAACTGGAGCGGCGAGTGTCCGCCGGCACTGACTCTGCGCAAGGAGCTGGAAGATGTTGCTGAAATTACGGCTCCCGACCTGCCGGTGAACCCTGAAGATGCCCTAAAAATGCTTCTCGATATATGCGATACATTACAGCCGGATTTGATTATAGGTAGCAGTTATGGCGCTTTCCTTGGGCAACAGTTGATTAAGATTGTCGGAGCGCCGGCGCTGCTCTGCAGTTCGATGTTTCGGATGACGAACTTCCTAAGATTGCGTATAGGGACTCATAATTTCAAATCACGCAGAGCCGACGGCATCCAAAGCTATGAGATAACGCCGGAATTGATTGACGTCTTTCAAGAAATGGAAAATCATCAATTTGACTGCTATGATGAATGGTATCGGGATAAGGTCGTTGGATTTTATGGGTTGCAAGACACGCTCGCCAAAACTAAGGAAGAGTTCCGTAAATACTATAGCACCGTCATCGAGTATGATGGTCCGCATACGATGACCCCAGATAATGTGAAGTCAACGTTGGCTCCTGTGGCGAGGGCGACTTTGGCGCAATTCCCGCGCTCATCCCAAAGGATATTTCGACATTTCAAGGGCAATTCATATCGCCTCGTTTGCCATGCCAAAGACAGCGAAACCCTTGACCGTCAGGTTACATATCAGGCACTTTATGGCAACCGAGGATACTGGGTACGTCCCGAGCAAATGTTCTTCGAAAGGGTAGTTCGCAACGGTAGTTCTATGCCGCGCTTTGCCGAAGTGGGCCACATATAATGTGGTTCGTACTTACTAAGAACAACTTAGGCTGTAATTTCCTGAATTTGCAGGGAAATTACAGCCTAAATTGCACTTATTAGAGTCCTTTTATTCGATTGCAGCCTGTGCCGCAGCTGCGTAGTAGTGATTATCAAACACTTGCCCAAAGTTGGGAAATATGTATTTAGAGTGTCTCATTTTCAGTCGCATTTGGTTTTGTTGGGTTGAGTTTGTCTTTTAATAGTGCTGCTGTCAGTTTTGCAGCTCCGAGAGCAAGCACGGCGATAACTATCATCAGGAAGTTGCCACGAATATACAGGGCGGCGCAGATGAACGAGCCAAGAAGCCACACCACGACAAATGCGGCAAGAATGGCGAGGTAGTAAAGTAATTTCTTCATTATCCTTTCAGGATTTTAATTAGTTCGTCCTTGTCGGCGATACGTTTGTCTTTCTCGGCAATCGTAGCGTCTTTATCTCGAATACGCTGCTCAAGGTGGGCTATCTTCTCTTTGAGCCTGAGAAGTTCATCTTTGCTTGAGCCATTATTTATGTCACGTCCGGCGGCTTGACTGTGGTCGTGAGCTTCTACATGGACGCAGGGTGCTTCATCAAAGAACTCTCCAATTGGGACTTCTAATTTTATAGCAATCTTTTCAAGGTCGCTGGCCTGTATTTTGTTTTCTCGGACGCAACGATGAAGATTGCCCTCCGACATCCCTATCGAAGCAGCAAGGGTTTTGAATGGGATACGTCTAAGTTCGACGTAAGTTTTTATTAGCTCTAAATTCATTATATATCAGTTAGTTATCTTTTCTGACAAATAAATTTATGTGTTTTAACAATTCTTAACGCATAAATTTATGCGTAGAACTGTTATTTGTATTACCTTTGCAGCACTAAGTTAGTAAATAAATTTGAAAGTATGAAAGAAACAGCCAAAAAAATCAGCGACTTAGGCGCGATGAAAGCCTTAGAGACAGGGCAGTGTGTGTCCTTTCCCATTAAGAGCCTGACATCTATACGCACAAATGCGTCGCTCATAAATGCGACACGCGGCGAAAAGTCACTGACTACAAAAATTGACCGTGACAAAGGAACAATCACAGTTTCCAGAATTGCATAAACAATCATCTAAACACAACCTAAACATGAAGAATTTAGCACTCGATTATTTCAGGAAACAGCCAAGCTATTGCCTAATGGTTGCGCCGAAAGTCCGCGACATGGTAACAAAGTTGTGGCTTGAAGGCAATGAACTGCGCACTGTTGCAGAAACTATCCTGAAAAGCAACCTCGGCAAACAGTCAGTCATTCGCTACAAGCAATATGTGGTCAACGTAACAACGGTTACCGAAGACTTCATCAATAGCGATGAAAACACCCGCTCAATCATTATGGGCTTTCTCTCGTACATCGAGGAAATCTATAACGAGCTTGAATTTAATCGTAACGAGTTGGCCGCACTTTCCTTTGGTCCTATCGCAGCAACTTTACTATAATCCTCAAATACCACCTAAACATGAACGTAACATTAGAAGAACTACTCCACGCAATCAACATCCTCGGCGAAGACCGAGATATAACCGTGGACGGCATAGACTCGATTGCAGTATGCCCGCCTGTAAAAATTACCCCTGTCGGCCGCGAACACTTCAAACAGGCATTGACCGCCAACGTCGTTGTGGAATATAGGAACGACAACCACATCGACACATACGTCAGCGACGATGACGAAGCAGTAGATGAAATGGCGTGGAACCTTTTGAAAGCCCTCGCGGGTTACTGCTATGTCGACGGCTACGACCAATGGTTTGAGGGAGAAAACGCAGAGTTGATTTAATAACGTGACTATGGTAACCGCAGAAATCAACCTGTTCAACTACATGGACTTTATACCGGCTTCCGCTCCCACAAGGGAGCCGGTATTTACAGCCCCTCAACAGTATCAGGAAATGAAGAAGAAACACCCGGACGCTGTTCTCCTGTTTCGTGTCGGCGACTTCTACGAGTGCTTTGCCGACGACGCAAAGGACGTCTGCGAGTATCTTGGCCTAACCCTGACACGTCGAGCCAACGGCAACAACGAGTTTACATACCTCGCCGGTTTTCCTCATCACGCCCTCGACGTGTATCTCCCCAAGATTGTTCGCAAAGGTCGCCGCGTCGCAATCTGCGAACAACTTGAAGACCCGAAACGAACAAAGAAACTTGTAAAACGTGGCGCAAGCCTCTAATACCAAACGACATGAAGAAAATAATTCTCGTTCTCGCAATCGTGGCAGCTCTCGCAAGCTGTAAATCTCAACAGGAAGCCCTTGAGGCTCGACGCGCTGAAATATCGTGGTCGGCATTCTGCGCCGCTCGTGGGTATGCCCTCGATGATAACACCTATCAGGCAACAAATGAGTATCTTGATACTTGGTGCGGCTCAGTCGATGAAGAAGCAGCGTTTATCTCCGCCGGTGTTGAACCCTATTAAATTTCACAGCCATGACTGACTTTGACAAAAAACTCATTGAGAAAGCAAGCAAGTTCCGCCGGTGGGACTACCGAAGCATTGATGTTCTTATCTCCATCGCCGACACGGCAGAAGCAAAGGAACGCCTTACCGACATCCGTTGGGAACTTTACGACAGTGTTCAGGAAACCCTCTAAAATCAGCTACCATGTTCCGCAAGTTAGAAAAAATATATCTCGTTGGTCAGGTCGTTTTCGCCGCCGCCGTCATTCTCTTTGGCGTTGTCTATGGTTTGCGCTGCCTGTTCGCCGGTCAAATTTTCTGCGCCGTGTGCTTCGCCCTTATCGCGTATGTCAGTGGCTACCGCTTGTTGCTCCGTGCATCGCTCCAAGAGCTGCGCGAGTTCAACGCAAAGCAAATTCAGGCATAATCATGTTACGATACTACATTAGGCCGGTCGGCCTCAAACGACGCTCACAAGCATGGGCTTCGACGCTTGAAAAGGCACAAGAGATGAAAGCTCGGCTCCAAGAGGTCACCGGCCTAAAGTGGAAAATAATCAAAAAGGAAATTTCTTATGACAATTCAGTTTAGCGACAGGGCGGTGCCTTACAACGTATTTCTCAATGACCTCGCCGACGCTGTGGCCGAGAGGATGCGTAAAAAAGGTGAGCCGGAATACATCTGCCAAAATGAAGCTTTCCGCCGCTTCGGCAGAGCCAACGTAACGCGGTGGCGAGATACAGGAAAAATCGAGCCATGCAAACGGACACAAAAGTTGGAATACAAGGTTTCGGAGCTTCGACGGCTACAAGATACCAAACAGGACTATTTCAGATAGTCAGCCGGACGGGTAAATAATCTCAATCGGATAGAGGCCGGATAACTTAGCCGGTGGTTGCAGGTTCGAGTCCTGCCCCGTTCACACTCAATAAAAACGCTCCATAGTGGGTGGCCTGACCTCGCAAGGTACGTGTACCTCAACCAATACATAGCGAGACGGTAGCTAATCAGGGGGATAAAATACCCGATGCGATCACATGAACGGACGCTATGGACGTGAGTAGCAAGTATGACTTTTAATGCAGCGTTAAGTCGCTGCCCTACATATTGACCTCTCACCAAGATAAAACCAATAATGGTGTGTGACAACCGACCGATGCAAGGTGCAGGGCGGAAACCTGTCAACCGAGGTGGCTGAAATAGATGTGTGCCTTAAAACGGCCTCGGCTTTCGATGAGGTGGTTCGACACCACCCTGTTGTCCTAATTCCCGAATTTAGGTACAATTTCAAATCAATGTTCTAATACACCGTCGCCGCTGTGAAGCGTCGGCGGTTCTCGGAAGAATGGCGGAATTGGTAGACGCGCCGCATTCAAAATGCGGTGGCCGTAAGGCTGTAAGGGTTCGACTCCCTTTTCTTCCACAAGTAGGATTATTTCAATTCTGCTCATGTTTAGGTAATGGCCGGCCTCACGAGTTGGGGCTGGCTTTTTTCTAAACGTGAACATCAACGAAACAACCCAATTTCAAACAATTTAATAACACTCAACATGAGCAAAGTAAACGTATCAGCACAACACATCGCTGCTCTCAAGCCGATGGAAGTTGTCAAGGACGACCTTGTGCGCCAACGCTTCATTGACCTCTACGGGGCATTGTGGGGCGAGAAAAACGCCGAAGCAACCTACGAGCGTGAAGCAATCCACTTCAACCGACTGCTGGCCGACAGTGCCAATCTCAAAGCCTGTACGCCGATATCTATCTTCATCGCCTTTATTGACCTTGCCGTCTGCGGCCTCTCGGTCGAGCCGGGTGCTCGCGCCCTTGCCTATCTTCAGCCACGTGGTTATAAGACCGGGGCGAAAGATGCCAACGGTAAAGACATCTACGAGCAGCGATGCACTCTCACAATCTCAGGCTATGGCGAGTTGATACAGCGCACTCGCGCCGGTCAAATCCGCCATGCCGACAACCCTGTCATTGTTTATGAGGGCGACGGTTTCAGTTTTACCGACCACAACGGCACAAAGTCGGTAGAATACACTCTCAACATCAACCACAATCCCCAAAAGCCTGTTGCTTGCTTCATGCGTATCACTCGCGCCGACGGCTCGATTGACTACGCCGTGTTGCTCGAAGAGGATTGGCGACGCCTCGCCGGTTATTCAGGCAAGGCCAACAAGAAGTGGGATAACAACGCAAGGGCTTACGTCGAAGTTCCCAACGCCCTGTATTCTTCGGGTGAGGGCAACCGCATTGACAGCGGCTTCCTGATGGCAAAGTGTATCAAACACGCCTTCAAAACTTATCCGAAGCTGCGCATCGGCAAAGGTACAACTTATGAGGCCGATGAAGCTCCGCGACAGGAAGATGATTTCTACGGCATGGACGGCCAACAGGATGGTGTCCCTGCCCCTCGTGAAGAAGAAAGCTTTGCCCCTGCGCCGGATACTTCTTCCGGTGTTACGGTTGACCCCTCACAGTCCGACAATGACGACGAAACATTCTAACAATAACTGCCGTGTCTGCTTCTTCGGAAGTAGGCACGGCCTAACACACCAACCAACATGAGCAACTTTCAACTTATCCCTGTTTCCGACGCTGTAATCGTGCGTCAGGAAAACATCTCTACGATTGTTCAGGCAGGGCCGCAGTCGTACCAAACCAACGCTCTATCCTGTCAGCGTTGCGCCGAGGCCGGTCAGCAACTGCTTGATGAGGTCGAGCGTTGCGGCATGAGTGATGACCTTGACAAACGCCTCGCCGCCTACATAGAGAAGACACGCAAGACGGTAAAGGCCATGAACGAGCGTCGCTCGCCTGTAACAAAACTGTTCGACCAGGTGCGCGCCGAGTTTACAATACTCGAAAATTCAATCGACCCGACAAAGAAAGACACTATCCCCTTCCGTATCGCTCAATACCGCAACGCCTATGCTGCCAAGAAGCGTGAAGAAGCAGAACGCCGTCGTCAGGCTGAACTTGCGGCTCAGGAACTCGCCAAGGCAAAAGAGGGCTATCGCGTCGCCGTCGAGGAAGACTACCGCCGCTCTTTCAACAATCTCGTTACCGGCTCTATCAATGAGCTTACCAAGATTAACAGCGGCGTTACACTCGACAGCTATAAAGCTGTATTCGATACCGTCACAGGCTATCAGTCGACGCTCCCTGCCGATTGGTGTCCGCCGTCGGGTGTGCGACAGCCCTACAACATCACGCCCGACGAGGCAAAGGCTATTCGCAATGAAGTATTCCAGAGCCTACTCCCCAAATTTGAGGAGCAATTTGTGTTCGAGGTCGACGAATACCGCCGAGAGATACTCGATAAGCTACCCTCAAAGAAAATCGAGCTTGAGCGTATGGCCGCTGCTGATGCCGCCGATGCTGCACAGCTCAAGGCAGAAATGGCTCAACGCGAGGCAGAAGAAGCTGCACGGAAAGAACAGGAGCGTCAGAAAGCCGAGGCCGAAGCCAAGCAGAAAGCCGAATTAGACAAGTCTAATGCCGAAATGGCCGGTCTTTTCCAAATGGCAAAGGCCGAGCAAGCCTACACTCCTAAATCGAAAGTCAGCAAGAAAATCAAAGTCAACGACCCTGCCGCATTCCTCGGCATTGTGTCGCTTTGGTGGCAACGCGAGGGCTGCACCCTCTCTATCGACGAGCTTGCCAAGATTTTCAAGAAACAGGTTACCTTCTGCGAGAAACTTGCAACCAAAGAAGACATCTTCGTGGAAAGTGCCGCCCTCGAATATTATGACGACGTAAAAGCACAGTAGTATGAACCACAACCCCGATGAATACTACAACCGTAGCGAAGTTTCAAACTCCGACCTTACCGAACTGAAAAACATTCTCCACCCCCGTATGCAATTCGGGGATAAAGAGGCTGCTTTTCGGTTTGGTAATCTCGTAGACGCGATAATCACCGAACCGGCGAGGGTAAACTATTACCGTTTCATGGTCGATGATGTTCAGTACAACGAAGACGAGTTTAGACACGCACAGGAAATGCACAAGGCATTGCGCATGGAAGCTCGTCGGGATCCATTTCTCGCAAGAGTGTTAGCCGAAGCCGAAACCCAATGCTTCATGGTAAATCAGGAGCAACAATTTGAGTATGGCGGCTTCCCTTTCACTCTCGCCACTCGCTGCAAGTGGGATTGGTGGTTGAAGATGTTCCACTTCGGTGGCGACCTCAAAACCACCTTTGCCGCTTCTCAGGCAGAATTTGATGAGGCGGTTGATTTCTTCGATTGGGACCGCTCCCGCGCATGGTATATGGACATAGCCAAGTCCAACAAGGACTTCATTTATGCCATTAGCAAGAAAAACTGCAAGATATTCAAAAAATTCATTGAGCGAGGCGACGAGATATACACTCGTGGCCGCGAGAAATACGAGGAGCTTGCATTTCAGTATTGGTGCTTCAATCTCTATTAGCCATGCGTAAGTATATCGAATTTGACATCATGCTCGGCGACAAGTTTATTCATACCATGCGTGTTTCAACCTTGTTGGCCGACAGTGTAGACGCTTTTGGTGTGCCTGTTTTCTCTCTCGAAAAGATTAAACGGCACATCGAAAGTCGACTGCCTACTCTCAAAGGAAAAAACTATATATTATGCCCGAATTGAAACATAATCTTCGTGTCGAGCCTTACCCCTATCAGCGCGACGGCATTCTTTTCGGTTTGCAGAAGAAGCGGCTGATTATCGGCGATGAGCCGGGGCTTGGAAAAACTTTGCAGAGCATTGGTATTGCCGACTGCGCAAACGCTTATCCCTGCTTGGTTATCTGCCCTGCCTCTCTCAAGATAAATTGGCAGCGCGAATTTGAAAAGTTTACCGATAAGAAAGCCCTCGTGCTTGACAACTCTACCCGGACAACGTGGCCTTATTTGCTCCAAATGGGTATGTATCAGGTTGCCATTGTCAACTATGAGAGTCTGCGTAAATACTTCGTGTGGGATATTAAGGCCAACGGCACGTTCCGACTGAAGGATGTTGTGTTTTGCCCGGAGATTAACCGCTTTCGCTCCGTAATCATCGATGAGAGTCACCGCGTTAAAGACCCAGGCGCACAGCAGACAATCTTCACAAAGGGCATAACCACCGGCAAGCCTTATATCGTGCTGCTCTCCGGCACTCCTGTCGTCAATCGTCCGCACGACCTCGTGGCGCAGCTCTCAATCATGGAGCGGCTAAAAGAGTTTGGCGGTCGTGGCAAATTCCTGTCCGATTATGGCGACAAAGACAGCGACCTCTCGGAACTATCGCGCCAACTCTACGACAAGTGCATGATAAGGCGCGAAAAGAAAACAGTGCTGACCGACTTGCCCGACAAGACGCGCGTAGATTTATATGTCGACATCAGCAACCGCGAGGAATACGATGTTGCCGAAAACGATTTACGCCGGTATCTTGAAGAATACACCGAGTGTACCGACGTGGAGATACGTCGTAAAATGCGCATGAAGGCATTGGTAAAGTTTATGACGCTGCGCTCACTGTCTGCCAAAGGCAAAGTGAAACAGGCCGTCGACTTCATCAAGACACATCTTGCCAACGATAAGCCGCTTGTCGTTTTCTGCTCCTATCACGATATTGTGGACGCTCTCAAAAAGCAATTTCCGAAAGCCGTCACGATTACAGGCCGTGAAAGTCTTGTCGAGAAACAGGCTGCTGTGGATAGTTTTCAGGGCGGACACTCAAAACTCGCAATCTGCTCCATCAAGGCCGCCGGCGTAGGCCTGACCCTTACAGCCTCGTCTTCCGTGGCCTTTGTGGAATTTCCATGGACTTATGCCGACTGCTGTCAGTGTGAGGACCGCTGCCACCGCATAGGACAAAAAGAAAACGTGACGTGCTACTATATGATCGGCGAACATACAATCGACCATAAGCTCTACCGGATTATTCACGATAAAAAGTCAATCGCCAATCAGATATTAGGCACTGACGACGATGTACCAACCGACCAACTATACTTTGATGAATTGGTAAATCTTTTCATGGGCTATGGAGATAAGTAAAACCGACATCACAACCGCAATCAAGTATCTTGAAGACGCGGCGAAGCTCTACGACGCACTGGCCGCACTGCCTATGCAGAAAGCCTCGTGTCGCTCTCACATGATTAAACAACTCACCCAAAAATTAAAAATCAAACTCAATGACAAAGCAAGACATCATTGACCACCTGACAAACGACTGTGGTCTGCACCGTTCATCGGCCATTCGTGCCGTCGAGGGCGTAATCAACTCCATTTCTGACGCTCTCGCCCGTGGCGAGGCCGTGACCCTGCGAGGCTTCGCAACAATCAAGCCGGTTGAAAAGGCCGAGAAGCTTGGCCGCAACATCAGCACCGACACCCCCGTCGTTATCCCGGCACACCGCTCCGCGAAGCTTGTACTTTCCAAAGAACTCAAAGAAAAACTTAACTCGTAATTATCATGGCACTGTGGTTTGAATGTAAAATACGTTTCGACAAGATGATGGAGAATGGCTCCGTAAAAAGAGTAACTGAGTCATATCTTGTCGATGCCCTCAGCTTTACCGAGGCCGAGGCACGTATAATCCAAGAACAAACGCCTTTTATCTCCGGCGACATGACAATTCCGGCTATCAAGAAAACCAATATAGCCGAGATTTTTCCCGATGATACCGCCGATAAATGGTGGCTCGTAAAGTACAATCTCATCACGATTGATGAAAAGTCCGCAAAGGAACGTCGTGCTGCGGTTTATGTCATGGTTCAGGCCGATACCCAACAGGGTGCTACCGACGCATTCAACAAAGGCATGAAGGGTACTATGGCCGACTATGAGATTGAGAAAGTTGCCGAGACAAAAATCATGGATGTCTATCCGGCAAAGTTCCTATCCGATGAAACAGGAAACGCTGACGGTTGAGCAATTCCGCGCCCTCGCCGAGAAACAAAAGTCAGGAACCGGCAAGAAGAAAAGCAAGTATCACGCTGAAAAGTGCAACGGCTACGACTCAAAGAAAGAGTATTATCGCGCACAGCAGTTGAAATTATGGCTCAAAGCCGGTGTGATTTCCGACCTCCGCGAACAAGTGGTCTTTCTTCTTATCCCCTCGCAAATCAATGGCGAGGGGATAGAGGAAAAGCCAGTGAAATATAAAGCTGACTTCGTGTATATCGACAATGCCACAGGGCAAACGGTTGTCGAAGATACTAAAGGCTTTCGCACTCCTGAATACATCATAAAACGAAAGTTGATGTTGATGGTGCATGGTATCACAATAAAAGAGATTTAATATGGCACGTCCAATCAAGCATGGCCTTGACTATTTTCCGTTTGACGTGGACTTCTTTTCCGATGAAAAGCTGTATGCGATAAGTGGGGAGTTTGGCATTAAAGGCGAGATTACGACTATCAAGCTGCTTTGTGCGGTGTACCGCAACGGTTACTACATAGAGTGGACTGAAATGCTGAAATTCAAACTCCTGAAAGAGCTGCCGAGTGTTTCCGCAGATTTGCTTGACCAGATTATAAAACGCTTGGTTAAATGGGATTTCTTTGATAAGGGCCTGTTTGACTCGGCTTCTATCCTGACAAGTAAAGGTATTCAACGCAGATACCAAACTATCAGCGCGAAAATGCACCGAAAAAATGCAATTTCGGAGTATTGTCTTCTCGACATTCCAACGGCGCAAGAAACGCCGCCCAAAAGCAAACCTAAAAGAGTTGCTCAACCGACACCGCCCTCGGTGGCTGACGCTCCGGCTCCCGTTATTGCAAAGTCGCCGCCAATACCAATCGAGGAGTCGGTGGCCACAATGCTATCCGATACGATATGGAGTGAGCCGGTCTGCATGAGGTATCACTTGACCCCCGAACAGTTCAAGCAGAAGGTCGCCAACTTCCGGCTGCATTGTCTTTCGCGTGAAAAACGTGAGCATGAAGATGTGGTTGACGCTAAAAGGCATTTCTGCAATCTCCTCTCGCAGGGCAAACTCGACAATATTTCAACATCAACAACCGACACGCCTACCGACTACACATATTCGGGTGGCTTCGGTAGCAAAGACATTTAGCTATGGCATACCCACAAACTCTTATAGATGAACTCGCCAAATATGGCAAAAGGCCGACCGGCGACATTGAATGGGATAGAGCTGTCCTGCATACGCTTCGGAGTGGAAAAAAGGCTGAGCCTTGGTTGGCTTTGGACAGCATAGTGGCTGCGGCTACTAAAGAAATTCAAATAGCCAAAACAAATACTCTTAATCTTGCCGACCAAAACACCTATCAGGCTCACGCTGACTTACTATTGTTCATAGCCAACGAGATTGTCCTGAAGCCTCAAAACCGACGTTTTGAAATCGACGAGCATAACAAAGACGTGCTGCGCTTCCTGCTCTATTATTTCAACGGCTGTCCGCTTGCAGAGGAAGTGTTTCCGGGTCGAGGTTATAAGCTGCACAAAAACATCATGCTCCAGGGCAAGAAAGGTGCTGGCAAAACCCTTTTAATGCAGATATTCAGTGAATACCTAAAACGCACGAAAAACCCTCGATACTTCGTGAATGTTTCGGTTACTCAAATGGTTAATCACTTCTCGCTGCATAACAATATCGACCTCTACACATACAACGAGGAAGGCTCGGTCGGCTTTCAAATAAAGCCTCATCATCTTTGCCTCAATGATATTGGTGTTGAAAACAGGCCATTCTACGGCATTGATACGCTCACGGTTGTTGCTGACTTCCTACACGCTCGTAACGAGCTGTGGGCTAATCAGGCAATCAGCGATCAAAAGTTTGCTCACCTCACTACCAATCTTGATAATGCTAAATTGGCCGCTATGTTCAGTGCCAAAGATGCCTATGGACGTTTGGTCGACCGCTTCAAAACTTATAACGTCATTCCCTTAACCGGCGAGTCCCGCCGATAAACCCCAAAATCATGTTTTTAACAATCACATCCATTATCGTTGCCGCCTGTTTCGGCATAGCTTTCACTATCGCGTGTCAGCTCTCAAACCAAAATGACAGGCTGCGCTGTAAAATCAAAGAGTTGCGTCATGAAGCAGGAATGGCTAAAAGCTCGGCTAATGAAATGAACGAAATGTTTGAGAATTTAGCCGACGCTAACGAGTCTCATGATGTAAGCTATTTTGTCGGCTATGATGAAGTCGGCTCTACAACTGTACTTCGCCGTAGTTTCAGCAGCGACGGTCGGGAATATCACACATTCATCAAGTGCTTCACGGATGAAGATACAGAGTTTAATCAGCGTGAAGCCGAAGAACTATGTGAAATTCTAAATTCAAAATAACCCTATTATAACCCAAAATGGAACAACCCACTTTAGAAAACATCAAGGCCGCTTATGAAGCTGCCGATGAAAACGGAAAGAAGATGCTCTGCGCTCTCTATCCCGATGTGTTTAACCAGCCTCAGAAAAGAGCAAAAAGCAACCGCCCTGTTACGGAGCGAGTAAAAACCTTTGATGATGCTTGCCACGAACTCGGCGAGACACATCCGCTCGTTCAGCACCTCAACCTCGTTGAACATCACTTAGCCGACCACCTCGACGGCATGGACGATGTTCTTGCCTATCTCAAAATGCGCATCGTAGTCGCCGCTCTTAATGAGGGCTGGACACCCGATTGGGGCAACAAGGATGAATACAAGTGGTATCCTTGGTTCTACATACTCACTGAGGAAGAATACAACGACCTCGACGATGATGCTAAGTGCCGTGTCGTTGGTCGTGCGTACAGCTCTGCGAATGCGTATGGCGGTCTCGTTTTCTCGTACGCGAACAACGTTTCTTCGTTCTCGAGCACGTACAGCGGCGCGCGGCTCGCCTTCAAGTCCAAAGAGCTTGCTGTTTACGCCGGTCAGCAGTTCGGCGAGTTGTGGGCTTCTTTCCTCATCGGCTGAAATCATCATTACAGGGCCGGCGGCTCCGTCCGCCGGCCTTTTCCTAAAACAATCCTATATAGGCATGGAAAACGAAATTAAAGCACAATCAATCAAGCTGCCCAAGTTAAGCGAAAAAGAGTTTGAAGAAACAATCCGGCTTGCCATTAAGACATACGGTAAAGACACTCAGACACAAATGCTGTTTGAGGAAATGGCCGAACTCCAAAATGCTCTTTGTAAACTCGCTCGTAATCGTGGCACGGCCGACCAAGTCTGCGAAGAGATTGCTGACGTAATGATTATGTGCTTACAAATGGCTCAGATCTATGGTTCAAAGCGAGTAGAACAATGGGCGAATAGAAAAATGTTACGGTTAAAAGACCGCCTCAAGCATGAAACCTCACCTGAAGCGTAGAGCAAACTTGCTCTACCGGTTGCGCCGACACGGAATAACCGCCAACACCAAAGAGCGGATTATCTTCATTCCTTATGGGGATAATCCATGGCGGTTTCCGCAGGTGCGCCGCCTCAACCAAGAGTATTATTTCAATATTCAATTCATCATCACATGAGCAAAATTAAACTCCTATACATAGACCTTTTTTGTGGTGCCGGTGGAACATCAACGGGCGTTAATTCTGCAAGAATTGACGGCGAACAGTGCGCTGAGGTAATAGCATGTGTAAATCACGATGCAAAGGCAATCGCATCCCACGCTTCAAACCACCCTGACGCGCTCCACTTCACCGAAGACATAAGAACACTTGAATTGTCGCCGCTTATTTCTCACGTCAATAAACGCCGAACTGATTATCCTGAAGCATTAATTGTGCTATGGGCATCGCTTGAATGTACGAATTTCAGCAAAGCGAAAGGCGGTCAGCCGCGCGATGCTGACAGCCGGACGCTTGCAGAGCATCTATTCCGATACATCGAAGCTCTCGACCCCGATTATATTCAGATTGAGAATGTCGAAGAATTTATGTCGTGGGGAGATATTGATGAGAACGGCAAACCAATTTCACGCGATAAAGGCCGTGCATATATGCGTTGGGTTGGCAAAGTAAAGAGTTTCGGCTATAATTTTGAATATCGCATACTCAATGCCGCTGATTACGGGGCCTACACATCGCGCAAAAGATTTTTCGGCATCTTTGCACGACATTCATTGCCGATAGTCTTTCCTGAGCCGACACACAGCAAGAATGGAGAAACAGGATTATTCGGCTGCATGAAGAAATGGAAGCCGGTGTGTGAAGTGCTGGACTTTGAAGATGAGGGCCGGTCTATCTTCCGCGATAAGCCGCTATCTGAAAAGACACTGACGCGCATCTATGCCGGGCTGATTAAGTTTGTCGCAGGCGGTAAGAAATCATTCCTGGTTAAATATAACTCCGTAAATCAGAAGACCGGCAAATACATTCCTCCGAGCGTTGATGAACCAAGCCCGACCATAGCAACGCAAGGGCGGCTTGCTCTTGGTTCCGTGGCTTTTCTTTCAAAACAATTCAGCGGTGCGCCGGATGATAAGAACATAACAGTTGACGGCCCTGCCGGAACAATCACGACAATAGACCACCACGCATTTGTATCAGTACATTATGGCAACGGCTTCAATACGTCAGTTGAAGTACCAGCCGCAACGCTCACAACGCATGATAGAATGGCTCTTGTGCAGACTAATTTTCTTGATATGCAATACGGCAACAGCAAGCCGTCTTCAGTGGAATCAGTTGCCGGAACTGTAACAACCAATCCGAAGCATCATCTTATAACAGTGAAACCGTGGCTCATGGATACCAATTTTGCAAATGTTGGAAGCTCTATTGATGAACCCTCGCGAGTTATCACAGCGAATAGGAAACATCACTATTTGATGAATCCACAGTTTACATCTTCCGGCGGCTCAGTCGATTCTCCGTGCTTTACCCTGATAGCTCGAATGGATAAAATGCCGCCATATCTCATTGCAACTGAATCCGGGCAAATCGCTATTGAAATCTACGAATCAGACAGCCCGATGACGGTCAAGATTAAAGAGTTTATGGCACTCTACGGTATCGTTGACATCAAAATGCGTATGCTCAAAATTCAGGAGCTGAAACTGATTATGGGCTTCCCTGAAGATTACGTGCTGATTGGCACACAAGCAGACCAAAAGAAGTTTATCGGCAACGCCGTAGAAGTAACAATCGCAAGAAAAATGTGTGAAGCACTTTGTTCAAAATTGGTTGATAACATAAAAATCAAGAAAGCTTAATGAATGTATTATCCAACAAACAAGTAAAAACTCGTAAACCTCACTGTTGTGCTTACTGCGGTCGAAAGATTGAAGCCGGAGCAATAGCACGAGTATGGGTATGCGAGGACGGCGGCGACATTCAGCGCAATTACGCTCACTTCTTTTGCGACATGGCTGCCACTTTCATTAAAGAATTTGAGCAAGATGAATATATAGACTCTAACATATTCTATGATGACATACACGAATACTACACTGACAACTTAGCCGATGTCTTTACGTCTGAAGAATGGGCAAAATATACACCTGAGGAGCAATGTGGGATAATCCTCGGTTGCGAAAACTCATTACCTCAAAGTGATATTCTGATTTGATTATGGATGCAAGGCAATTCTTTGAGCGAGTAAAAATCATGCGGCATTTCCAAAAGGAATATTTCAAAACCCGAAGCCGCACGGCATTACAGCAGAGCAAAGCTCTTGAGCGAGAAATCGACACCGAGATAGACCGAGTAAACAGGCTGCTCGATTTACCCGAATACAAACGGCCTGAAACACCAAATCTTTTTGATAAAAATGAGACCGATTAAATTCCGTGGAAAGTCAAAGAACTATATCTCGGAGAAACAACGATTTGTATATGGCTCTCTATCCTTTTGGGGTGATGGGCGCCTATCAATCCGATGGCGAGTAAAAGGGAGTGATACCGCCTGGAAAACGTGTGGAGTAATCCCTGAAACTGTTGGGCAATTTATCGGAATTGTTGATAGGAATGGCAAAGAGATTTATGATGGGGACATTATAACTGTAAAAGGTGATTACCCTCGCGTTGTGCTTTGGGATAAGATGATGTGGGCTTTAATGCCGACTGTGTATTACCACGATGAAGACTTTTGGGTGATGAATTTACAGCATCCGGGGGTGGATTGGTGGGAAGAATATGCCGATGAAATTGAAGTTATCGGAAACATATATGATAATCCCGAAATGCTATCAAGATTAAAAATTTAACGCTATGCTAACAACCTTCCTGAATTTCATTTGGACGCTGGCATGTTCAGTTTTCATCGTCATTGTCTGCTACTCTATTTGGCGGTGGCTCGACAAGAAACGCGGCAACAAAACGAATTATCGGGTAACCTATGAATACATGATGTTCGTTCTCGCCAAAGACCATACCGGTGGCTCTTTCAAATTTGAGTCGTGGGAGCGGCTGAAAGCTCTCGGTGCTGACGGCTGGGAGATAGCTCAAACTATCGAAAGCGACTACGACGGCATTTCATATATCCTCAAACGCGAAACATTTCACCAATCATGAAGATTTACATTTCTCTACCAATCACTGGTCACGACATCGAAACTGTCAAGGCTCGTGCAGCCACTATCAAACAGTTCCTTTCAAGCGAATGGAACGAAGTGATAACCCCTTTCGATGTATGTCCTGAAACGGATAAGCCATACTCCTATTACTTGGGGCGAGATATAGAAGCCCTGTTAGAGTGCGATGCTGTGTTTATGGCTGACGGCTGGCAAAGCTCTAAAGGCTGCACCCTTGAATACAACGCCGCAATGCTGTATGGTAAAAACGTTTTCACGGAAATCATGTTGAAAAATTCTAAAACAATACTCTTATGAACCAGACTACAACCGTTCTGACCGAGATTGTGGCGTTTATCCTCGGTCGTAAATACTACGCCAACATTATTCACACGAGAGGCACAAACAAATGCGAGGTGTCGAGCTTCATTTTCCGCAGCAAGAAAGAGGCCAATGAACACCGGGCTGCTCTTGAAAATAACCTCTCCTATAAGTTTGTGGAAACTGTGTCGTTCCGTTCACGACACGACTATTCCAACTTAACAACATTCTCTCACTGATACATACTATCTTCGCAATATGCTACATAAACTCATCGCGTGGTGGCGCAACCGCCACAACTTCGTGATAATGGACGCGCGCGACAACTCCGTCACATTCTCACATGGCCTGTTCCGTCACATCAAACGTGTGCATGGAGAGGCCGACATACAGCCCAAAGTCTTTGTGTTCTACACACCGGCTACCAAGTGCTATGGCTTCGCTGTCAACGTTCCGCTCGACCAGCCTACGCAGTTGGCCGATATACAGTACAACTCAAAACACAAGTGCATCGGCTTTGAAAGCCTCAATCCCACTGTCGCAAAGATGCTCTATGATTACGGAGTGGCCCGGTTTATGAAGCCCTGCAAGCTCACTGTTACGACACAAGTCACGCCGCAAGGTCGTGTCTATTTCCAAATCGAGAGGCCGCATGAAAAGTTTACTTGGAATAACTCGTCGCTCTGACGTTATCTTTCGCGCCGACGGCCGCTTCGACCTAACGTCTCGTGTTGTCCGTGCGCTCGGCATATCCCCCGGTGATGTGGTGGACGTGTTGAGCGACGGCAGCGAATACTACCTGTATGTGGCCAGTCATGCCGAAAATACTTCCTGTGGTCGTTTCGAGGCTCAGGTTTATTTGTCTAAACCCAAAGGCGGCGGTCTGCACTTTCGCGGAACGTCGTCGCGATTGTGTAAAGCAATGCTGGCAGTCTGCGGCGCAGTTAATAAGGCTGCGCTCCCGTGTGGAAACGTAACCGTTGATAGTCAAGGCCGAAAACTCTTGCCTATTATTGTACGATTAAATCTCGCCGAAAAATGATAAAGGACATCAAATATGGTGGCTACACCGCTCAACCGTCTGACTACGAATGTCAGGACGGCGACCTGGCCACTTCAATCAATCTCATAAATGAAGACGGCAACATCACTCCAATTCTTCAACCGAAGGTCGTTATGGAAATGCCGGAAGAAGGCAAGCATAAAATCGTGTTCATCCACGAAACAACTGCCTATAAGCATTACATCATATTTGATGAAACGACCAATAAATTACTTTGGAAAAACAACGCTTATGGCTCTACAACCGAATTAGGATATACCTATGGCCTGTCGCATTGTAACGCTGTCGGCAACACCCTGATTGTGTTTACTGAAAGTGAGATGCGTTATTATTTGTGGAGCGATAGCAGTTATATCGACCTTGGTAATTCGCTGCCGCAGATTGATGTGTCGTTTGGTCTTATCGGACACCCACGACTGTTAAGTCAATCAGACGGCAAATTCACAATCAATTTTGCCGAGGGTATTGCAGAAGGTAACATACGCTCCGACTTCTCCGATGCGAATAAGACGCGAATAACTGAGCAAGTAATGGCGAAGCTCAACAAGTTTATCCGCGAGCAAACTATCGACAAAGGCCGGTTCTGCTTTCCATTCTTTGTACGCTATGCACTTCGATTGTTCGACGGCTCTCTCGTTTGTCATTCTGCGCCTATCTTAATGAACCCGTCAACACGGCCGGCACCGTTGGTTATGTGGGGACGCGCTCATGGTAAGAATAGTTATAGCGAGGCTAACGACTGCGATATTATGATGGTCGCCGCGTCGCTCGATTATCAGGTATCGCACGGCAACGACTATTGGATGCTCGATAGGTGGAAAGACATTATAAAGTCTATCGACGTTTTTATCTCGAAGCCGATATACACTTACGACCAAAACGGCAAGATTAGCAATCTTACCGATACTGACAACTTTCAGACCTCGTTTATCGGCAAACTCTATCACGACAAGTATCATCGTGGTGGAGCGGCAAATTTTCCTACGACGGTAACTGAGGACTGCATGGTCGGGCCAATCAGCGTTAGCGATAGCGCAGATTTCCTTTCTCGATATATGGAATGGTCTTACTCGCGAATATACCAGCTCTATTTTACCAACGCGCAAAATAGGCCGTATCCGGGCGAAACATTCCACCTCCCTGAATACACCGACGGCAAGAATGCCGAGAGTATAAGAAACTGCGCCACATTCTACCATTTGTATTCTATTTCTCTTGAAGACGCTAAAGCAACGACGCGAAAAGAAGTGCCTATCGAAAATGACTATTTGCAGTCGTTAACTTCGCGCGAGGTTATGACTGATGATTACCTCACGCATGATAGACTCGTGGCTTCAACTTCTCAAGTGTATAACTCTCGTATAAATCTATCGGGTGTTAAACGACAACTATTCTCCGGCTTCTCGCCAGCGGCAATGTTTGCGCACTGTGACCGACAGTTGTCGTCATATAGCGTTTCAGGCAACACAGTATCAATGTCTATCGTTTTTGGCTATGATAACATGAGCGCAACTGTGTATGTGAAAGAGGGCGGACAAACCTTTGCGCTTAACGCTTCGTCCGACTTTACCGCCCCTTGGGGGTCGGGCATTTACTATACAAGTCAGGAAGACGCAGACAATAAGGTTAATAGTAAACGACACAAAAAGTCATGGGGGTGCTACCTCTTTTATCCAAACGTTAACGCTGTAAAAATCGTAATAAGTAGTCTTTATGGTAATGAGGATAGTAGCAACCCTTATGGCATGGCCTCGATTGTCATAGATTTGAAGCCACACGACTTTTTGAATGGTGCATTTGCGTTGCTTGACTATGATAGTGTCCGTGTTCATAATTACACATCCGGTTCGGTTCCGAGTGTAAACACATCGCCACAAACACTGCTCGACTGTGGCAACAAGATATATACTTCCGAGGTAAACAATCCGTTCTATTTCCCATTGCTTGGTATCAACACAGTTGGCACAGGCAAGATACTTGGAATGTCGACGGCGGCAAAGGCTCTTTCGGAAGGACAGTTCGGCCAATTTCCTCTCTACGCTTTTACTGAAGATGGGGTGTGGGCTATGGAAGTAACTGAAACAGGAACATACAGGGCGAAACAACCCATTACGCGCGACGTATGTATCAATCCTGACGGCATTACGCAAATAGACTCTGCTGTGTTGTTCCCCACCGACCGAGGCATTATGCTAATTTCCGGCTCTAATGCGTTTTGTATATCCGAGGCTATCAACAATGACGCTCCGTTCGATATAAATCAACTGCCTCACATGGCGGAGTTACACACTATGCTCGGCCACGAGGTTGATACTTGTTTACCCGTGCAGCCTTTTACTACTTTCCTGAAAGGCTGTCGCATGATATACGACTATCCTCATCAACGTATCATCGTATATAACAAGGATTACACCTATGCCTACGTATTTTCGCTCAAAACAAAATTGTGGGGCATGATGTATTCGCAGATACGAGATAATGTAAACTCATATCCTGAAGCTCTTGCTGTAACGAACGACGGTAAGATGATAAACTTTGCTCTGACCGACGGCGAGAGCATCGGCGGTCTGCTCGTTACTCGCCCCATGAAGCTCGACGCGGCCGACGTGTTAAAGACCGTCGACACTATCATACAACGCGGAAATTTCCGCAAAGGCCATGTGCAGTCCCTTGTCTATGGTTCGCGTGACCTTTATAATTGGTCGCTCGTATGGTCGAGCAAAGACCACTATCTGCGAGGCTTCCGGGGTACGCCGTATAAATATTTCCGTATTGCGCTGCTGTGCAATCTTGCCGAAGATGAAAGTATCTACGGCGCAACTGTGCAATACGAGGTACGGAAGACAAACCAACCAAGATGAGCTTTTGAGAAATATGAATATGTGAAAGGCCGGGACGCTCACGCGCTCCGGCCTTTGTTAAAACATTGATTGTCCACGTCGCAGTGGCTTTCGTCGGCCAAGCAATACACGTTTCATTCGTGCTGTGAGTAATTCCAATCGCTCTTTCCAGAACGGTTGTGCCGTCGGGCAAGTAGTTCCTAACCACTCCACCAGCACCCGGCATACAAAATAGTCGTGGATAAGTTCTCTCAATAGCAACACCGTAGTGCGCGAGAATTGTTTAGGCAATGTCAATTCTATCTCGTACCGCTCCGGCACCACCAGCTTATCATCGAGTTCTTCATCTTGTATGCAAGGTGTTTTGGTGTAGGGGTAAAGACTTTCTACGCATTCGGCATGGGCGAGGTTGAGTACACGGGTGGCGAGGTCTTCGTTTCCGTCCTGTGATACATCGAAGACTTGATGCTTCAGGTGTTCATCTTCTGCGGGCATGAGGTCGCCGGTGACAAACGTGTAGTTCTCGATGTCATATAGCAACTCGTTTCGGAGAAATACAAGCGTGTTCTTTATCGGTTGCTCCTGTCCGTTGCCTCGTCCGTTGCCGTTATAGCAACAGGCCATATCAGTTGCCCGAAGCGGCGGCACGGCGCATAGGACGGCTGCGCTTGCTCACGCTCTTGCGTATGTTTTCGAGGCTTCGGGCGGCGAGGCTGGTGTAGTCGGCTGCGTCGGCCTTGTTGGTTACGAGATACCAATCACTGACGGCAGAGTTGCGTATGTAGTCATGTACGGCTTCTGCTATGCCGGCGGTGGCTGCTTCGTTAAAGTTGCTTGGCATGGTCAGCGACAACACGAGGTCTGCGGTTGCAGATATAAGTTTGTTGTCGGTGGTCTGGCCGTTCTCGGAGAGATACTCGGACAACTCGGTCTTTACTTCGCTGAATGCCTTTTTGATTGAGCGAAGTATTTTATCCTGATTTTCTTCGTCAAGCGAAGCGAACATACTTGCTACCTGCTTGTAGTTAGTGTCATCCTGAATGGTACGACCGCGCAGATAGGTTTCGTTCATGATGTCATAGAGCAATTCGTCCATGAGGATTGTTGCGGTTACAGGTTTCTTTTGTGCCATAGTTCTTAATTATTGGGGTCTGTTAATATTGGAATGTCGGGGATAATCGGGCGAATTGGCGGCTCCCTGTTCGGGCGGCGCGGACGCTTGCGAGAGTAGAGCTTACGCAACACATCGTCCATCATGTTTGCGGCCTCGGATAAATAACTCTCGGCCTCGGCTTTGTTGCTGAACTTATACCAACGGCCAACAATGGCCGATATAAAGTAGCTTGTCAGTGCGGCCTGTACGCTTGGATTAAGCACTTGGTCGTAGCTCTTTGACACATGGAGCGTCACTCGATAGTCGCTGTTCATCGAGCTTGCCGTCTCAAGCATTTCCTTGAGTTGGTCGTTGGCGACGGCGACGGCTTCTTCCCAAAATCGCTGAAGGCTCTTTTGGTCTTCGTCGGTTATAAGGATACGCTCATAGGCGTTCTCGTCCGCGTCGGTCATCTTATCTCCTGTATAGCCCGAAGTCTTTGCAACCTCGTTCCATACGTTTGCCTTGTTGACTGTTAATGTGATTGTGGGCATGATTAAAAGGATTTGAAAGAGTAAGTAATTCCGGCTCCGATATATGGTTGCACTCCTTTCGGCGTGATAGCAACCCCGGCTGTAACACCTAAATGCCAACGTTTAGGCTTCGCCGGTGGCAGCGTTACGGTCGTATAGTCATGTCGGGTAAATGTGTGTATGCTGTCAAGATTGGCGGCATATCCGCTTATCCACAAATGATAGGTGCTGTCCTGATATTCCTTTTGGGTAATCGGTATAACGACATTTACGCTGTCGGTCGCGGTCGTGAAGGTTACTTCATTACCGACGCTGGCGGTTGTGTCCACCGGCAGTCGGTGTGTCTCGTAACGCACCACGACACTATCCCTTGCCACAGGATAGTAGTATGGGATAGTGTCGTAGATTGTAACCGTTTCCTCCGTTGGCTCGGTAGCGGTCTTTCCGCATTGTTTGAGATTTTGGGCGATGTAGACACACGTTGCGAGTATCAACAGGAGTTTGACCCAATCCATGACTTTACGGATTACTTTGCGTATAGCGTCGCTTCTCATTTGTCAGGCTTGCTTATATAAGACATGATGCCGTCGGCATGGAGTCGGACGATTGCGTTCTTGCCCTCTCTCGACAGCAGAAAATCCACGTCGGCCTTATTGTCCTGAAATAGCGACTCGGTAAGCACGGCAGCACACTTTGTTCCTGTCAGCACTGTAAATCGAGCTTCATAGTCAGGGTCGCCGTCGCTCCAATCAGCACGTATAGGGCGTTGCTTGCTGTCATATTCTCCTTTGCGTTGTAGCAGGGGGAAGTTGTCGATGTATGGTTTGAGCCATTCATTGGCTGCATTCCATATCTCGGTGGCAAGAGTATCGGATTTAGTCTTGCCGGGCGACGTATACACACACCAGCCGCCGGCCGACTTCCATTTGCCGTCATCTCCGGCCGCGTTGGAGTGTATCGACACAAGCAGTACATTGTCCTTGCCGTGCTTGTCGCATATCGTATTGACGCGGCGGCAACGCTCTGATAGCTTCACGTCCGTTTCCTCGGTTACAATGAGCCTCGCGTCATATCCGCAATTCTTCAGGAAATTGCAGAGCAGACCGGCAATTTCTCTCGACCATTTGTATTCGAGCAGTCGCTTGTCGGGGCTGCATTTACCGGCGGTGTCTATGCCGTGGCCGTTGTCTATTAAGATAATCACCGGGTTAATCGTTTTGTGGGTTGGGTTCTTTTAATTTTTTGCTCTCGCCGAGAACAAGCTGGGCTACCAATTTGGCTATGTCCTCTTTGTTCTCGATTACGATGTTCATAGTGCGCTCGGCTTTGCGAAGCTCCGCCTTTGTCCATGATTTTTCGCGGACGCTCTTAAACTCGCAGAACAGGCAATACGCCGACCACAACATTGAGAAGAATGGCGCAGGCAATATCACGCTCGCGATTAAGTCAATGCACATAAGCACGGCAAAGGGCGTGAAATATTTCTTGCCTTTCTCGCAAGTCTTTTTGTAGCCTGTACTCGTGGTGGCCTGTCCAAGCAGACGCGCTTTCTTGACTCCGAAAATAAGGTCAACAAGCATGGCAAACAACATACCACCTACGCACAGGCAGATAATCACTATATGATGATAGAGGTGGTCGTGCAATAAAAATCTAACGGCTTCTTCCATTTTGTGATAATATCGGTTTTGATGTTCAAAGATAGGCTGTACTCCTGAAACCGCTGTGTTAACTTTATCCGTTCAAGGTCACAATGGTAATCAGGTCTATGAATAGGTTGTAAAGCAGACCGGCCTCTACCCAAAACAGGAAATGTTTACAATCGAGGACGGCTATGCACAGCCCTATTATTGCAATCCAAGGACAGCCGGTTGTGAGTATGAGCCATGCGAGGGCACAAATACCAAGCACAGTGGCGGCGGTGGCGTGTATCTTGCCAATCATTTCTTCTCGGAATGCCGGGGCAGACGCTACAAATAGAGTGGCGGCCACGATAAAGAATGCCACAAACTGATAATTCTCCGGCGTGTGGTTCATCAGTGGCACAAGTGCGCACAAGCCTGTGAGCGATATGGCCGTAGGAAATATCCATTTCTTTTCGGTCTTGTAGTAGGTGGCACTGATAGAGGCCGGAACACCAAGAGAGTTGATGTAGGCCGTGAGGTATAGGGTCATTATGAGGCACGACACCGATACTGCGATAAGTTCTAAAATCATGATGTGATAATGATTGATTGGTTACTGTACTGGCTTGTATGCTTCCAAGTCGCCAAGCTCGTTGATAGCTGTCCACTCAGCCTTGCTGACTGCGGTCTTGTGTGCGGCGATGCCGGCGGCAACTTCTCCGATTTGTTCAGGGGTGGTAAATGTGAACACCGACGGGATACCCTCTGCCGACGAGCCAAGATTTATCTCGATAGGCAACTGCATGAAGCCGCCCTGTAAGCCGACGATAATGCCTGTAAGGTCGCTCTTGCGTTCCTCGGTGTACTCGACTGTGAGGCCGTTCCATTTCAGGCCATAGCGTAGCTGATACTCGCTCTCCTGTTTGATAGCGTCGATGATTGCCGCCTTGATTTCGTCGAGTGTTGGCCGGTGCGTGAAACGCTGTCGCCAATTCCAGCCTGTTTCCGAAGCTTCATCGTCCTTGCCGAAGCCGTAGATTATCTCCCATTTGTTGCGGCCGACTTTATAAAGCCCGTCCTGCCGCTTCGGGCTACCATAAACTTTTTCCATAGTGGTGCTTATTTAGTATAGGGTTGGATGTTGAGCTGTGAAAAGAGAGAGTTGAGTTCCTCGTCGGTCGGCGGTGTATGACCGAATTTCGTAGCAGATGTGAAATTGGCTTTTGGGTATTGTGTCGAGTAGTCCATTTCTATCGACATGAAGCATGGCAGTTCATTGTCTTTTTCAAGCTGTTCAAGTATGCTCCACAATTCACGGTCGCCGGTCCACATCTTGCGAAGTGCGCCACGATATATGATTTGGCATAGATATTTGGGCTTGGGCTTTTGCACGAGGTCGGGGTTCAACCCCTTCAGGTCGGCATCCTGTAACCGACGCTGATATTCTTCGGTTTCTCGGCGAGGGATTAATTCTCTCTCGAAGTCAACGAGGATAAAGGGTTGTTTGTCTAATTCTCGCGGGCTTATCTTTGAGCCTTTGAAGTTCTTTTTGCCGTCGAGCGATGTCGGGGCGATTTTCAATTCTCCGAAGTCTTTCACTTTTCTCTTGTGTTTTAGTTTCTTGTATTCTTGTGAGGTAATTAGCTTTTTCAGTAAGTGGCGACAGTCTGCATGAGCGGCCATGCCGAAGAATGAGCCTATAAGTGACTGTCTGCGTTTGCGCGACTTCACTTCTTTTATCTTCCTGGCAAACTTCTTTTTGGTGCGTTTCCTGATACGGGAGTACACTGCGCGCTCCGGCTTGCTGTCATCAACGAAGGTGTTGTAGCCTAAATAGTCAATGCCGACTGTGAGCGGCCTGACTGCTTCGCTCGGTTTGATAGTCAGCTCTAACTCGTCAAGCAGAGATTTAAGATAGTCGCGCAGTTGCCACAACTCTTTTTTTGTCTTGGCTATGATTACTATGTCGTCGCAATAACGGTAGTAGTGATAGCGTATCTCTTTACCTTTGATTTTGACTTTGCCAGCACCTTTGACGGCAACATCGGCCTCTCCCTCAACCTCGATTTCGTGGTGGCTGACCTTTTCGCACATTTTGTGATCTACGTCGCTCAGGAATAAGTTGGCGAGGCACTGCGACGAGCGTAGACCTTTCGACAACCCACGAAGCAAAAGCGTTATGAAGTTGTCGAGCATACATAGGACTAAAATGTCGCTTATATACAGCCTGACTTTCCGTTTCATGCGCCATTGTATTATATGGTCATAGAAGCCGAGAATATCGCATTGATAGAAATTCTGCATATTCTCTTGGTCGCATACTAAATCTTCTTCGATGATTTGATGAAGCCAGTGCATACCACGACCTTTAATGCTGGCCGCTGTGTTTTTAATGAGCGTTGGGTGTAGATGTCGCTCGACGGGTACCATTACGGCATGACAGCCGACACGGTGGTAGACATAAGGGCATTGGCACACCCTCACTTTTGGGCCGTCCGTTACGGTTATCTCGCGTATGTCGTCAGGTGTTATCCTGAACGAGCCGTTTTTCAGCTCCTGTTCAAGCCTCTTACAGTATTCGGCCTTTTTAGGCCACATATGTTTCCTTTGGCTCGCGTTCTCAAGATGGCTTATCACATAGTCGAAACTTTCAGATATGTTGACCGGGTCGGCAATCTCGTCGATGAGGTTGTCGATTGGAAATACATCCTTGACAGGAGTGTCGAGGGCTGTATCAGTCATATATGGTATTTCTTCTACGTTCATAAGGCCTTCAGGCGCTTCAGTTATGTTCCGGCTTTCTTCCTTGCGGAGAGGGTTGCCGAGGCTCAAGTCCCTCGCAGATTGCGTCGCCCAACTCGTGGGCATTGCAGGGTCATACGATTATATAGTCCAAAGGGGCATTTGATTTGCGCATTAATGTGAGCCGCGCGCCGTTGTTCGTGTTCGAGTTCGAAGAAACGTTGTTCGCGTTCGAGTAAACGAGACCGCCATTCGCATTCGCAGAGTTGTTCGCACGACCAACGACACGGCACCGGGGACTTTCTACCTTTTTCGCCTACGCTTTCGCGTGACGTATTACGTTAAACTTTTGGTTACTTATCTCTGGGTAATGACCCCGACCGCTTGACGCGGCCGGGGAATAATAGTTATGTTGCTTCATTTTCGTCCTCATCGTCAAAGATGATTTCTCCACTGAAGGCGAGCCGCGCGCCGAAGTACGTGCTCGAGTACGAAGAAACGTAGCCCGCGTACGAGCAAACGAGACCGCCACCCGCATACGCAGAGCCGAACGCACGACCAACGACACGGCACTTAGCATGGGTATACCAAGCTCCGTCGGAATAGTTCTTATTCCATGCAGAGTTGTCACTCGTCATTTTGGCCGGAACGTAATCCATGAAGCGGCCGTAGCGCACTCGACCTATACAATAGCCACTCTGCGACGATATGTTTACGCCCTGAACCTCACGCTCGGTATCGGTCTGCCTGTTGTAGATATGCCAACGTGCGTCAACGGGATAAGAACTGTCGCCGTCAGTCGGATACTTGTCTGCTTTCCATTTCTTGAACGAAGGAACATTGACAGCAACGTGCGCCATCCACTCGTAGTTACAAGCCACGAAGTTTTGAATACCAAACATAAGGTTGCCTACACCCGAAGCTGTGTTTACGAGTGTACGGTTACCCCATGCGTTGATGTTCTTGCCGTTGATTGTTTGTGCGCCACAAGTGTAACCGGCACCGCAACCACGGCCACATATCGCCTGAATATCGCGGTTGCCAACAAGCTCCATGATTATGTTGGCAAGGTCTTTCGACTGTTCGTAGCTGATACTGTGGAAGCCCTTGCCTCGCATTTCACACATATTGATGAAGTCGAGATATGTGCGGTGCATTCCTGTCGGTGCGTTCAGATTGGTTACGTTGCCCTCTGCGTCATACGTCCATGCCGATGAGCTTCCTGATGTACCGTCGCCGACTTGCGCTTTTGCGCCGGAGATTGAACGAGGTCGGCCGAGTGCGTCAATGCTCAAGCCGTAGATGCCTACAAGGCTCTGCTTTGCGAACACCCAATCAGGTTCGATAGCTTCAATGGCCGCGCTGTCGACAGCGATTGCTTCCTGTGCGTCGCTGCCGCTCTGCGATGTGAACATGAACGTGACTGCGCCGGCCGGCACGTCGGTGAAGATATAATCTTCTCCGGCGATGAAGTCAAACTGCGAATTGCTCACGGCCATTTTGAAGATTGATATGATTTTACCGCTCGCGTCGAGGAATACACAGCCCAGGTCTTCATTGTTGATACCCGGCCAGCGTACTTGCTTCATGCCCTGTACGTCGATTTGGTAGACGTTCATGTTGGCGTTGAGGCTGGTGGTCGGAGTATCTCCTACCGACATTGCCGAAACAACGAGGGCGGCATTGGCTTCTACAAGTAGGTTAGTGAGCTTGCTTCGGTTGATTTTCTCCCATGTGGCAATAGGACGGTCTTTGCAGATAGAACGGAAACCATATTTTTCTTGGTTCTTGTAGTCGTTCACGCCCTTATACCAATGGTTAGGTATCGTCTTGAAGAAGTCGTAGCCCATGCCGGAGCTATCCGTAAGGTCGACGCTCGTACCGTCGGCGAGGAAGTTGTAATCCTCGTTGCCGAGCTTGACGCAGTGCATTACATTGTTCACAACGTTGCCGCGACATGGCTTGCTCAATTTCTCCAAAGCGGCGAAGTGGCCGCTCGGTACATAGTCGTTGCCGAATTTGTAACCGGTCTTGTTGTCAAGGTTGGTTATGTTCTCACATTCATTCTCAAGGTCGGAATATACGACCATAGAATACTGCGAGTTATGGAGAGTTAACTGAGGGAAGTATGAGGCGAAGCCATTGAGTGTATCTTCCTCAATCAAATCTTCCATAATCCAACGACCCGTCAAGCCTGAACAGCGTCCTGTTTCCTCGTAGGCTGCGCCGGTGGAGTCGAGGCCGATTGCACCACTGCGTTGCAGGGCGGTGAGGATTGACGACGGTGCTGTGATGTTCACGTTAGGTAGTCGGATATAGCGAATATTCGATGATGTAACGAGGCCGTTAATCAGCGTCATGGGGTCAATGTTCGGGCAGTTGTCAAGCATTAGACGACTTACATTAGCCATACTTGCGATTGTAAGGCCACCGGGGTACGTCAGGGCTGGCAAGTTCACGAGGTCGAGGCGTGTTACAGTGCCGGGCAGCTCAAGGGTGTTGATAGGCGACGTTTCTGCTACCTGAAATTCGCTCAACTGTGTGCCACCGGCCAACAGTTGCTCCAATCGCGGACACTTGGAAGCGTCAACACTTGTTGCGAGGGTGTTGCGAATATCAAGCACTTGCAGGAACGGAAGCTCCGACAGAGCAAACTGCGTGAGCGGATTGTAGCCGATGGTGTACTGCTTGTAGTTCTCGCCGCCGACGATTATTTTCTCGGCAAGTTTCATCACGGAGAAGTCGAAGTTATCCGACAGCGATACGTCGACAAATTCTATCTCTCTGATACGGTCTGCCTGATAGATATACAGTAGTGCGCCCTGCTGGTGCGAGAAGTTTCTAAAGATGTATTCCTCGCCTTCTTCAAGGTACACAGCACCGTCGGCCGACAGTGAGCCGGGCGAGTCATTGCCCATGCCGAAGTAACCGCTCTTGGCTGCGATTATGCGGATTGCAGCGTTATCACCACAGGCAATACGTCCTGATAGCACTCCCGTAAAGAAGCCGCCTGTCTTATAGAAGCCGTCGCGGAAACGCCAACGCTGTTCGATGAATTGAGCGATAGCGGCGAGGCCGAGGCCTTGAAGCGCGTAGAAATATAGTGCGTCCGAGGTCGCGGTGTATTGTATATATTTGCGGATGCCGTCGTAGCTCGATACTACTTTCGGCCATTTTTTGAGGTGTTGGTCGATGAAGTAGTATTTAGCACCTTCAGGAGAGAACGGATTGATTGTTCTGCCGTCAGGCAAAGTTACCTGAACGGCTCGCATAGCGGCAACCGTCTTTTGGTATTCAATCTCTCCGCCGTTGTCGTCAACCTTGATTGTTTTGGCCGCGAAGTAACCGCGCCAAGGTACTGCGCCCCAACCGGCCCACGGATTGACATAGCCGGTGGCTTCGTCACTCGGTTTGGTCGGGTCGGCTTCGGGCTGGCCTGTGTCGCCGCCGTCGTTGTCCGACATATACGCGTCGTCGATGTCATACTTTTTGTTGGCATTCTGCACTACGGGCTGACGTGTCAACACGAAATCACAGTTGAAGCCGGTGGGCGATGTCGCTCCTTCTTTGTCGGGATCATAAACGCCGCCGATAACATTATGCCCTTCAAGCAAGAAGTGCATGGGCTGGTGGTTCTTCGACAGCGAGTCAAACTCGTTTTGATAGTCAGCATCGGCAAGATACACCATGTCGGCGCGGACGTTGCGAAATTTGTAGGCGTTGTTGCTCCAACGCTCCACCCATTCATCCTGATGCTTTGCATAGTCGCAGTAGTCGCATAGTCGTAGCTGAACATACAGCTCAAACGGAACGACACGACCCATAGCTAAATCGGCCTGTAATGCGTCGTTGTCAACCATACATTCAAAGTAGTATGTCCATGCAGGAAATTCTTCTCCTGTAACGCCGGAACTTGATTTATCAATGAGCTTCTGCACCCACTTTGCGATGTTCTTTGACGGCCTCATCATATCTTCGATTGAAGACACTCCTTGCCACCAATCAAAGCCCTCATAGGTCAGCAACTCGAAGCCGCCGACAGGGTTCAGTACGTCGCCGGTTATAGTGCGCGTTTTGGCTCCCGTCCATATCCATGAGCCGGTGGTGTTCTTCCACTCGCCGCCTTGATAGCGCATGAAACGATAGTTACGGCTGCAATACGGATAGAGAAGATACGGCATACCCGTGTCGAGTCCTTCCATAGTTTTGAAGCGAGCTTCCATTTGGTCAAGCGTTTCTCCCGGATTACCACATACCCAGTTGAAGACTTCATCTTGGAAGTTGAGGCAGCCCTTGTTATAGCCGGGCACGTCTTTGAAGCCGAGGGCTACCTGTTCGCCCTTGTCCTCTTTCCAATTACCTTTGGCTTCAAACCAAACGTTTTGCAGGGTGTCGCTATTGGAACGGAACACGGCAATTGGGTGATTGGCCGTCGAGTGGTTCATCTGCAAACCGCTCAAATGCACGTCGCCTTTATCCCATGTGCCGTCATAGCAACGTTGTGCCGGTGTAAGGAAGTCGTCGCCGAGGGCGCGATATGTCGCGTTGACCATATCGCATACGGAGCAGTCATTAGCACCGCCGGAGTTGGAGTAATCGACTTTGATTGTGATAACGTCAACCGGGATAGAGTTCTCGGTAACGCGGATTTTCTTCATCGCAAAAAGCGCATAAGTCGTCAGTGCATCCTCGTTGGTATAGTCGGGATAGAGCGGTATAACCTCGGTTGCTTTCTTGATGTAGATACGGTAGTTCTTCTTGGGACGTTTGGCCGATGTCGTACCCTGACGTCGTATTTCACAGTTAACAGCCTTGAACGACCGCCACGGCATTGTCGGGTGGTAGTAATAGACTGTCATAGTGAATTTGTCTGAAGTCGAGGTACCATCATCGTCTACGCCTTTGCCGAAGTCAAACTGATTGTGTACGTTATCGTCGGCCACGAAGATACAGTAAGGCATACCTTGAGTGAACAGGAGCGGTGCGCTCGGTCGCATTGAGGTTGTGCCTTCGGCATTCTGCGACACAAGAACGTTCTCGCGGTTAAACTCTGCTATCATCGCGTCGGTGTCGGTCTGCTTTACGATGTAATTGCGGAATGCCTGGCTCCAATCGTAGTAGCTTTGATACGCCAGCATATAGTAGAGATATAGGTCGCCCTCGGTGCCGTCCATTGTTACATTCTTCATGTTCAACAGGCGACTGCCGCCGGGGTTATAGCCTATCGAGCCGACAAGCTCACCGTCGAGGTACATACGCATGGTGGCCCACTCCGTGCCGTTGCGGTTGATAGAGATTGTTGACGGCTCGACAACGACTGCTACGGTGTGCATTTCTCCGCAAGGGAAACGACGCTCGATAAGAGCCGGGGAGCCGGTCTTACATTGTAAGCCAACTTTGTTGCCCTTGATAAAGAAGCCTGCGCCGTTGTCGGGGTCGACGCATTTCAGGAGCATAGCGTCAGCGTCCTTGATATTGCTGGTCGCAAACATTGTCTGATACACCATGCCGGTTGCTTCGATTGTACGCGAGGAGAAAGGCGCATGATTTTTCTCTGCCTTAACATCCTCTGCTATTCGCAGTGCGTTTTGACCGAGATAATTCACAAAGCCGTTGCTACTCCAATTAGCGCCGTGAACGACTATGCGATAGTTGCCGTCAACAATCTCGTGCGACGGCTCGGAGTTGCTGCGGCCGGAGAAGTCGAAGTGATAAAGTGCGCCGTCCATGAGCGCGGCGTCAATGGCTGAACCTTTCACAGTCAGGGTCACAGTACCCGATGTGGCAAGAACATTGTCGCCGTCGTAGGCTTCTGCTTTGATGTTGATTTTATCGCTTCCGTCGCTCTGGTAACCTGAAACTTGCATTTCGGCTGTTTCGATTTGGTTTGCGCCAAGCTCGTAACGGCCAAGCACTCGGTCGTCAGCTTTCAGTGCGACGTTGGTTGTCAGCATTTGAGGATTGGGGTTGTACGCTGCGACTTCAACCTTTACGCGGTCGTAGAGGCGCACAGTGCCGTCGCCCGTGTCATTGTAGCGCAGTGCAACAACAGGTACACTGCTGTTGGGGTCGATACACATAACGGCTGTGTAAATGGTGTTGCCGGTTACTCCTGAAGCAACGTCTTTGCCGTGTATGCGCACAGGATATGCGCCGTGCTGCATTCTCTCACCGCCGCCGAAAAGGTTGGTCGGGTTGAACTGCGCACTGTTGCTGTATGCGTCGAAGTGCGTGGGGGGTGTTGCTGTGAGCGGCTTCCATGCACCTTCCCACCAAATTTCAACGAATGCCTGAATACCTTTCTCGCTGACGTTTTGAGGGAATTTATAAAGGGGCACATTGACAGCTCGGTTGCTGCCATAGGGAATTACATAATCCGATGTGTAGTTAAGCACTTGTGTACTCTCGACAGTCGCGTCTACAGCCGTAACCGTTATGAAGCGATAGCCTACATGGTCGGTGTCGTCGGTGGCTTCCAAACGGAAACGACGAGAACCGGCACCGTCAAACAAGCCGGAGAAAGGTATGTCAAAGTTGTATTCGTCCTCGTCCGATGAACGGGTGTTTACCGTCCACTCGCGGATAACTACGTTGGTGTCGCGGTCGATGAGTTTCAGAGATACAATCGAATTGAGTTGCTCGGTTGTCCCTAACTGCGTCACGGAACGGATACAGGCATGGCCGATGATGTCTTTGCCGACAGCACCGTAAAGAGGCGACTCCTGAAATTTGATATTGACGATTGTTCCTGATACCTCACCGCCACCGCCTTGCGAAGCAAAGAATGTAATGGCTTCGCCAATTTCTTCTTCGGCTTCATTGAGCGGCTGAATGGTAACTGTACCGTCTTCCTGTGTTACGAGATACTTTGTCGGGATATGCTTGTATGCACCGCCGGTAGAAAGTGCGTCTTTACCGCCGGCCACAGGGTCGTCTTTGGTTTCGACTTCGGTTTGACCGCCGCCGCCAAAGGGTATCCAAGGTTTCAGGTCTGCCGGATTGATGTCGGCGATTTCTCGCGTGAACTGATAGGCTTCCCAAACGGGTGCGCCCTTGCTGTCCTTTTCGGCTGTCTTGTAGGTCAGCACAACGCCACTCTTGAAATACTTGATACCACTCTCGGCCTCTTTGTCCTGTACGGCTTTAATGGCTGTACTCAATGTATATTCGGTGTCGCCGCAAACATCGTTGACATTGACGGTGTTTCCGATGTTGTTGCCGTTCACTCCGAAGTCAGTCCATGCGCTTTCTTCGGTAAAGGAGTCATCACCGTTCCACTGCTTGCTTTCCCAACCGTTCTTACCTCGGAAAGAGAGGACGATGCCCGGAATGTGATATGCGTTGCCAAACTGCGTTTCAAGTAGTTTGGTGATTTCGCCGATAGTATATGTAGCGGATTCGTTAAGTACGCGGTTGGCATTGATGAATGTGCGGGGTTTCTTTGCATCCCCAATCTCGGCTGCGAGAATTTTGTCAGTGACAAATTTTTCAATTTCGCCGTTCTCGATACGGTATAGATAATCTTCGCAACGATACAGATTGCCGGGGTTGGCCGACATGTCTCTGTTGTATTTCTCCTCGGCGATACCATAAAAATAATGTTCGCCGAATGAACGGAAATAGCAACCACCGTCGGGGCTGGGGCAAAGATAAACACCGTTTGTAGGTTCTGTGCCTGTTCCGTCCCATATACCGTCGAATGGCAGAATGTTGACGTACTCAATCAGATAGCGATTTTCATTAACATCTTCTGAGATGTTTGTGATGTCTGCCTCTAACTGTGCGCCGGCATCTCCGGGGAAAGCGGTATTGGCTGTGCGGCCAAGAGCGAGGTCGTTGCCGATAATCACAAGTTCATGCCCACTCCAACGATAGGTTTTATTGTTCGAAGTGCAAATATGAACTTTACCGGCTTCGGGTGTAGCTCCATCGTCAGCTGATGTACCGAAGGCTTCCTTATCAGCCCACTGTGTGTAGTATTTGAACTGTGAAGCTATGAGCTGTACTCGGTCGCCCTGCTCAAGCCAAAAATCGCCGAGACCCGGTTTCAGGGTTATTCCTGAAGAAACGCCTTCTCTTGATTTGGGTGTAACAACGGAGTTGATATTGGATACCTTTATAGGGCGCAGAACATCGCCCCACACTATATTCTCGTTAACCTCAATGAGTGAAACGGCAAGAAGATAGCGGTTGGTGTCCTTGTTATAGACAACCATACATCCCCTGCTTGTCGAGCTTTGAGTTGAAGCACCGTCTTGAAGCGTTATGTCCTCGACCATTGCATTGAACTCAATTACATCATCGACATAACCGGGAAGATGTGCTGCGGGGACTTTGGCGTTAGCATCGAGCGGAGCAAAACCGTTAGCTTTGCCCTTGTTGCTATTGATAGCGTCAACGCCTGACTGTGCGGAGGCTGCGTCAGCCACACCTTTGTTGGCTTGTGTCTGCGCGGCTTCAACGGCTTTTTGAAGATTGTTGAGCTGGTCGCCCTGCGTCGTTTGGCCGGAGCGTAAGCTGCGGATGTCTTCCTTATTTTGGTTGACTTCGATTTTGACGGCTTCAAGGTCGCCTGTCATTTCTTCCACAGCTTCCATATACTCCGATGAGTCTACGGTAGGATTGCCCGCAAGTTTGGGTGTGCCGTCAGCGTTGGTTTGTCCGACCCATGTGCCGCCGTTGGCCATATAGACCTGAGCCGGCAGAGTGTCGCCTACCAATGCCCACCACCCTTCATGTGGATTGGGGTATGCTTCACGCAACTGTACCGCCGTTTTGAATAGCCCCTTGTTAGGGCCTTTTACATTGGGCGCGTCAAGCCAACCCTCCACCTTCAGGTTATGACCGATAGTAGCAGAGCCTCGGACGGTAGCTTTACCGCCTACGCTGACATTGCGTCCTACCGCAACATCACCGTCAATTTGTTTTGTTGGGATTGAACTCATTACTGAAAGATTGATTTAGCTAATTCGGTTAATGCCGACGCTTTGTCAGCTTCGCCGTAGGTGGTTAATACTAATGCTGCCACAGTGTAGACTACCGCTGTGTAACATCTCTCGCTGATGTCGATACCGTCGTCTTCGTCGATGTGGGGGTACGGCAAGTATGATGCACGGGATATGTATGCGTCCTCGCTGTTGCACGAATAAAATTCGAGTGCCTTGCCTTCGGCTCGGTTTACGACTGCGCACACCGGCTTCTGCACATTGCCGCGTATGCCTTTGTATCGAGATGATTGTTTAGCATAGAGCGGTTCATCAACCGAGATTGCGGCATAGACGGTGCGCTCCCAATCGCTCATGCGAAATGCGATTAGGCGCATGAAGTCGTCGGGCAGAAGAACCCAACCGCTTTCAAGGTCGCCCCAATACACAGCGTCGCCAAAGTCGTGACCCTCTTCCAAAAAATGGACGGGGGCTGCGGTTTCGACGCGACGCACGGCCTCAACGATTTTTGAGCGTATGATGTCTTCAAGCGACAGTGTTTCTATATCATCCGTCGCTATGAGTTGCTCGCTTGTCATATTTTGGTCTATGGCAATGCGAACATCACGCGCAATCTCGGTTAACTTGTATATCATGGCAACGCTGTTTAGATACCCTCGAATACAATGCCGTTAGCGGCAGCGGCCTCTTTGATTGCTTTAAGGGTTTTGATTTTGGTGCGGCTGTAACCGAAGTGTTCAGCGAGATATGATTTCGCAGAGTCCGGATCGGAAACGACGATAGTTTTAAGGCCGTTGTCTTCGGCTTCATCATCTTCTTGGTCTGCCTCTGCGTCGGCAATTTCTTCTTCCTCGGTGGTCTGCTGTTCGCTTTCAGACTCATTGAGGTTTTCTTCAACGACAACAGGCGCATCGGCAACTTCTTCCGAGGGAGGTGTAGGCATATCGTTGGCGACACTGACGGCCGATTGTTCAGGCGCGGCTTCGGGCTTTGGTCTTGGGGTTGGTTTGTTGCGCTGCTTTTCGGGAACGTACCTTGTGTCTACGCGGAATAGTTTGCCGAATTTGTAGTGACGCTCCATTGCCTGAATTATTTCGGGGTCGTCGGTGTAGAAAACACTACCGCCGCCTGTGAGTGCGCTAAAAGCGATATGGCGGTTTGCCCCATTAGGCAGCACTATGTTAATGCTGACATTGGTCTTGGCGATGTACTTTTTCATTGCTATTGGTTTGATAAGGAAAAGGGGCGGGCGGTTGGGTTTAACCGTCCACCCCTCTCACATGAAGAAAACTTAATTATTGTTTATTGAATTTAGGGCTGTGCCGGGGGCTGTGCGAGGCGCATACGGGCATGAGCCTTAGCGTAGCGCAGATAAAGACAGGCCACTTCCTGAATTACCACAGCATCGGTATTGCGGATACCGGCAGTCTTCAGGTCGAGGACGTTGCGCGCCCACGATACATGGGTCTTCTTCGAGAGATATTCGGGATCCATTGCGAAACCACAATCGCTCATGCCGTTGGCATCGAACAGCTCGTGGTGGATAGTAAGAACTTCGCCGAAGTCGGTATCCCACGACTTAAATTTCAGGTTCCATACCTCTACGGTGTCTTTCAGGCGGAATTTCTCACTCTTGATTTTCGAGAATGCCGACAGCATATCGGAACCGCAGAAAAGGATTTTGCGCTTGTTGCCGATACCCGTACCTACAAAGAGGTCTTTAGTAATGTCCACAAGGTTGTCGTCAGTAATTACGGCGCATTTAGCTGTATTGTCCCATACGCCAACCTCGATGTCCTTACCGGCCATATACCAAATGCCGCCTGTAAACCATGTGTTCATGCCCTCTTTGGCAACGTGCTTGATAACATTCTTTACGCCGAAAAGGTAGGTGTTTTCCTGGGAGAGTCGCATATCATAGATACCATCTTCCTCGATGTCAGAGAAGCTCCAATTTACTTCTTTGGCGGCAATCTTGTCAAAGGTCGACTGTTCTACCTGAATCATGAAGTTCTGACAATACTGCACTTCGGGCATAGGAATGTTGTTGAAGCGGCCAGTCTGCACATCAAGCTCTCCACAGGCTTTACCCATGCGCACAAGTGTAGTGCCGCTGGGAATGGCGGGTACGAGTGTGGCATAGCCTGTGGTCGCGTCCTTGTCGCCGTTCACGGCATAAACCGTAGGCATATTGGTGTCGGTACTCTTACCGCACACACACAGCACGAGGTCAGGCACATTGTCGCTGTCGGTGGGATAGGCAACACCCTTGTCGTCATACAAGCCTTTCACGCCAACAACGCGGATTGTGTCATCGAGTGTGAACATATTGGCGTCATCGACGGGCAGGGTAATCGACGCGCCGGAAGTCTGCGCCGTTACGGCCTTGTTTGTCTTGCATGAGATAGGACGTGTGCCGACACTGTAGTATTTGACTTCAAACGACGAGCAGGACGAGGCTTTTGCGTAGCGTGAAATCTGGTCGATAGGCGTTGCCATTGGACGGATTTTGATGATACGCTTGTCGATGTCCTGCATATAGAAATTGGCGTCGCCGTCCTCGCGGCCCTGTGTTTCGGTCGCGATACCGTCAGTACCACCGGTACCGTCAGCACCGGCATTCGTCCTACCTGCATCGGGGAGGTCGCTGGCTGCGGCCATATACACCCCTGAACTTGCCCCCGCAACGAGGGCAATCATACTCAGCATGAAGCTGAGCAGAAAACGAGTTGTCTTTTTAACTGTTTCCATTGAGTTTGTAATTAAGTGGTTATTGATATTGGGTTAAATTATCGCTTGATTGGTGTGCGCTTCTCGCCGCCTCGCTCAAAGATGTTCATGTTGCCGTCGGCATATCGGTCGATTGCGCCCATATCGGGCATAGCTGGTTTGCGTCGACCGCCGCCATTTTTGCCGTCGAGCTGTGCAGTGCCGTCGCCGCGTGAGGGCTTTCGCAGGGTTTCGGTAACTTTGGCATTCTTGCCTCGTACCTCGCCTTCTTCTCCGGCTTGCGCAACATCGTTGTCGTAGTTCTGTGCCTTGATAATCATTTCGATTGTTTCAGGGGAGAATTTGCCCATCATCGCGTCTTTGGCTACGCCGATAAACCACGCCATTGCGTCGTCAATCTGCTCGTCGCTCAAGCCTTTTTCCTGTTGGGCCTTTTCGAGCAAGGTCAACGACTCGGCGAGGTTGGCGGAATATTCTTCTTCGTACTGCTGCTCTTTGGCAACACGTTCCATATATTCCTTATTGGCTTCGGCGATAGCTTCCTGTTTGTCGGGGTCGTCGATAGCGTCTTTGATGTCTTGTCCGTACAGGCGTATCAGAGCTATGGCAGGGTCGTCTCCGTCTTTCCATCCCATCATCAGCCGGGCTGAACGTGGGTCGGAAGTGAACATATCCGAAAACTTGCTCTCGCGCTCCTTATAGCCTGCAAGCTCACTGTCGTATTGGTCGTAATCGTCGTTAATTCGGCCAAATAATTGTTCATCGTCGTCAAATTGTTCTTCGGGATACTTGCCCCTTAAACGCTCCAACGCCAAATCACGCTTGCTTTTAACTGTTTCGGTTTCAGCCATAATGGATTGGGTTTAGTTATTTCTATGATTTATATCCGCAAATATACGCTTAAATATTTCAGTGTGGACTTTATCTTTTACCACTTATGTATTAAATTTGCGAGTGTGATAAATCAAATATGACAGTCTTATAAACCAATCAATGAAAAACTTTGGCAGTAAGAGTGAATACCACCGGGAGAGGACGCGCGATTTACTTCGAGCGTATTTCCGATATTTGGAAACGTGCAAACACGTTTCTATGCCTGATGTGTTCAGATGTGTAGTTGATATGCCGGCCGCTCGGTTTTGGGTGTCGGCTTCTCGTGCTGCCGTGGTGGTCGCAAGCATTATACGCGGTGACAAACTTCATTACATGAGGCCAAATAAACGTGAGATGTTTTTCGAGATACACCGCCGTGTAATGGAACTGCGCCGCACTTGCTCGGATTGGTCTATGCCCAAACTGATTGAAGCTGTCATTGCACAACCGGCTCCTAAATTCTATTTGGCTCCGGGCAGTGCGCGTGTCCTAATCTTAAAAGCGAGAAAACAATGGTTTGCGGAAAAATCGAAAAGACTACGGGGCTGCTAATTGTGGCTTACGTCATTGCGTCCGCATCGATATATGTTCCTGATTGGAATGTTGTCGGTATCACTACCGACTGCGGCATAATTCAACGTCTTGGCTATTCATTCTTCCATGCGTCAATTCTCCATGCGCTTATAAACGCTTGGTGTTTTATCTCAATATTATTCATCTACGATGTTACATGGTGGCGTATCGGCGTCGCCTACTTTATAGCTGTTGCTGCTCCTGATGTCGTGCTGTCCTCAACGCCTACCGTCGGACTGTCCGCAGTGTGTTTCGCGTTGCTCGGTTCGATTGTCTTTATGGTAAAGCGCAAGATTTACTACAATGGGTGTATGGCATTGTATATAGCTCTCGGTTTCTTCTTTCCGCTTGTGAACGGATGGCTTCATTTATACAGTTATGTGGCCGGGCTGTTTGTCGGCTTCCTTAATATGCCGATACCATGCAGACGGAAGTAGCCGATATTCTCAGGATAAATCAGGGACGGTTGGATGAGATACACGCTCCGTTCAATCCCATTACCGGCAAGGGTTCGGTCGGTTCTCGCTTTGAGTGCTTTATTGAGGACTTCCCGATTAAACGCCAATGGCTACCTGAAGCCATGTGTAACGTTCCGCTTGTGCGACAGCTTATGGCCGCTGGCTCCGTTGAGTCGTTCCTGTGCGATACACTTGGTATGGAGTATGATGATGAGGAAGAATATAATGCCGACAAGCTGAAAGTAGTCGAACAATTTGTACGCATACGCTCTCAGCATGATTTTCCGTTTTGGGCTGCAACCTATGTGTGGATTAAGAATAAGGGTGGCGGCGAAGATGTGCTGTTTCGTCTTACTCGGCCTCAACGTCGGTTTATTGAACGTCTCGAAGAAAAACGTCGCGCCGGTAATCCTATTCGCCTTATTCTTTTGAAAGCTCGTCAGTGGGGTGGCTCTACGACGTCGCAGTTGTATATGGCATGGTTGCAGCTCGTTCATCGTGTCGGTCTAAACTCGCTTATCATAGCACACCAAACATCAGGCTCGGACGAAATTCGAGATATGTTCAATCGTATGCTCGACCGATACCCGGTGGAAATGCTATATAAACTTGGGGCAGATTATGATGAAAACGAGCCTAAACTTGTCGGGGTCGGTATGTCTGGACTTATCCATGCGGTTCCACAACGTAACTGTAAAATCAAGATAGGCACGGCGAAAAATCCCGACTCTTGTCGTGGTGGCGACTATAACCTTGTTCACTGCTCCGAAGTCGGAATTTGGGAGAAGACCGAAAAAAAATCTCCTGAAGACATTGTGCGTTCTGCCTGTTCGGGTGTGCTGTATAAACCTTACACGATGATTGTGTATGAGTCTACGGCCAACGGCACAGGCAACTTCTTCCAAATTGAGTATGACGCGGCTAAAAATGGGAAGTCGCAGTTTGAGGCGATGTTCGTTTCATGGTTCGATATTGAACAGTATTCGCTCGATTTTGAAAGTGAGAAAGAGAAGCGTGACTTTGCACAGTGGCTTTACGACAACCGGGAAAATAGCAATGCCGAGTCGGAGCGTGAGGAGTGTGGTCGTTATCTTTGGTGGTTGTGGGAAAAGGGTGCGACACTCGAAGCTATAAATTGGTATATCCGTGAACGTGCAAAATCTAATGAACACGCAATTATGGCTTCGGAATATCCTTCCGATGATGTTGAGGCTTTCGTACATTCAGGCACTCGTGTATTCGACAAGTACCGGGTCGAAGCTCTAAAATCAACTTGCAAACCGCCATTGCAAGTTGGCGATGTATATGCAGACTTCGATGAGGGGAAAAAGGCTTTGCAAAATCTGCGTTTCAGAGAAGACCGGCAGGGCTTGCTATGGGTGTGGGCACACCCTGAAATTGACCCGGAAGAGAGAGTGACCGACCGCTACCTTACGGTTGTCGATGTCGGTGGTCGTTCTCATAAGGCCGACTGGTCGGTTATCGTTGTCTTCGACCGTCTTTTCATGGCTGAGGGCGGCAAGCCCGTTGTCGTTGCTCAGTGGTACGGACATATAGACATTGACCTCTTGGCGTGGAAAGCTGCGCAAATTGCCGCCTACTATGACAACTCCCTGCTCGTTATCGAGAGTAACACACTTGAAACACACGACAAGGAGCGTGATGTCGACGGCGATCAATCTCAATTCATACTCAATCAGGTGAAAGATGTTTACCCAAATCTATACGAGCGTAAGCAACCCGAAGAAGCCATTGTCGAAGGTGCGCCTAAACGCTACGGCTTCCACACGAACATAGCTACCAAACCGATGATTATCTCAACACTCGTTAAGGTAATCCGTGAGGCTATGTATGTTGAGCGAGACGAGCGTTGTCTTGCTGAATACAATTTTTACGAGAAGCGTAAGAACGGCTCCTTTGGTGCTATTGTCGGCAAGCACGACGACTTGTTGATGACACGTGCAATCGGATTGCATATCTGCTTCTACGAAATGGACACTCCGAAAATTATACCCGTACAAAAGAAATATAATCGTGGCCGACGGAAGCCAATCTCTGCGGCCTCATTCTAATAACTCAAACTAAACGATATGAATATCTTTAGAAAATTCAAGGCAAGTCTCCGACTCCGTGAGGCAATCAAGATGGCCGACAAGGCTCATCGTGAAACAGGGCATCGCTACTATGTCATGCCTCAGCATGGCAGTGGCGGCAAGAAGCTCGTCGTAATGGACCGCTACAACTTTCGCCGCCTCAAGATGAAACACTACATTCATCGTGAGGCTCGCGTCTTCGACCTCGTGCGTGAGTGCTTTTACTGCACCGGCTACCGCGACGGCAATCAGTACCTCGCGCCCGAAGACCGCAAAAAGAAAGTCGTTCAATACTTCGCCTGGGTCGAGGCCGACCGCAGAGCCACAAAAGCACGTCGGAAGAATGGGAAAGTATAGCGTCGGTTATCATGGCCCCAAGTGCCACCACGATTTAGGGGGTGTCGTTACTCTCACACACAATCCTTTGGCATTAGAGAATGTTTCTCGTGAAAGGCGTTATGAAGCGGAAGCCGAAGAAATGAGGCTGCAGCTTGACGATATGAAAAAACGGTTTGCTGATTTGGTCGGCGTACCCAAAGAGAGTATAATAATGAGAGCCGTTGGCACATCAAGCCGACCGGCTAAATAAGATAAGGGCGAGTTTCCTTAATTGGTTACTCGCCCTCGCTTTATGTGTTGGAGAATTTAATATCGGCAGTAAAACCTACGATATTCAAAAGCATCTAACAGTTTTTCTAATTGGAATATTTTGAAAGGAAACAACAAACTCGCAAGAGCGCCTCTCACTTCTTCAGTTCTTCGATAACCAGTATCAATGTCAAGTTCAATAAATTTACTAGTGCCGGGGCCGGGGAAGCCTCCACGTTCATTGCCTATATAAAATGAAAGTTTTATCGTTTCGGTATAAGAGCAATCTGAATGTGTTACGCAATCTAACACCTCAATCTTGTCAGGAATGAGGGTGTCATATTCTTCAGCGAGAGGTCTGCCTTCCTGATAGACGTTTCGTATTTTATCCATAACAAATTTTTGTGCAAAGATACTAATATCGTGCTAATTGTCCAAATATTTATGCAGCCATAGGCTGGGGGTTCATAAGCATTTGACGTGCGGCCTGAACATTCTGCATATTTGCTCCGGCCTGCACTTGCTGTTGTAGCTGCGGTGACATGGCTTCCGGCACCTGACCTTGTTCGAGCTGTTCCTTTTGACTGCGGATAGACTGCAAAAGGTCGTCGGCGAATGGGAAGTCGCCGTGTTCCAGAAGCTGCTCGACCGAGATAGCCTGTGCTTGCCACAACTGCATGAGTATATCATTGGCCATTTGTCGGAATGCCGGGGTGTTGGTGCTTTCGACAATGGAGAGGTCGAAGTCGACGTCGCGTATTGTTTTGGGGTCGTACTCAACCCAAGCATTTTTACCAACAATATTGAATATGCGTTTGGTATCATAGAACTGCTGCATATTCTTCACGTCCTTTATCGCGCCGTCCTTGACAAAGTAACTGAAGCTGTCGAGCAAATCAAGCAACGATGTGGTGGCGTTCTGCGTCTGCTGGTTGTAGAGTGCTGCACTTTGATTGGCATAACCGGGCTTACCCTGTAATGCTCCGTTTACACCCGATATGTCTTCAAAGAATTTCAGTTGTAGGTTAAGCAATTCAGTGATGCCAATCTGCGTAGAGTTGTTTGCAATCTGCTGTGGAACCGCAACGCCCGGCTTCGGCTTATAATAGACAATGCCGTCAAACTTGCCCCATTCCTCGGCAATATCATCCATACTCATGCCGTCAGGCTCACAGCCTTCAGGAAAGAGTAGCACACCCTTTGCGCTTGCTCGCATGATAAAGTCATATAGCGTGATGAGGCGGTTGGTGTATCGCTGTTGGTCGATAACGTCTGCCACAAAGCTGTGTATCTCGCCGTCGATAAACGGATATGCCTTGAACACATAGGGGTGGCTCTTGTGTTCGTATGGGGTCTCGCCCTCTTTCAGTATGTTGCCGAAAGGTGTCAGGTAGTAATAGTACCAATAGTGGTCTATCATCCACGTTGCCTGTATAAGTGGAATTTCATCGTCAGGCATACCGGCGGCGCGGCCTCGCATAAGTCGCTCCCTGTTTATACTGCCGACCAATTCTTCATAGTCCTCTACGTCGATTTTGTAAACGTCGCCGTTATTGAGGTCGTGGCAGCGGTATCGAGGCTTGGCTTCTTTTCTCCATACCTCGATAACTCTGCAACGTGTGGGGTCGCTCGTGAACAGGAAATCGAAATTTTCAAGACGTGAGTAACCAAACCGCTCGGCGTAGTTGGCGATATACTGCTTGTTGTGGGCAAAGGTATAAATCTCCTTAAAGCGGCGGTAGTCTTCCGGGCTTTCAGCAAACTGCGCACACAGCGTTTCAAAGGAAACGTCGTGTACTTCGCCGAGGAAAGACACGTCCCAACCTCGGAAGTCACGCATATTATTGTCGATGAAGAAATTGTTGGGGTTCACATAGTCAGTCCAACAGTCCATTTTTTCATTGCGCCAACTGTACGACTTTCTATGCACAATTAAACCGCCAATCAAAAACTCTTCCATTGTGCGGGCATATACCTCGGTCATGCGGTTGAGCTGCATATTGCACTGCAAGATTGTGGTCATGGTCTCGCCCAGCTTCTGCTCATCTCGGTCACGTGCATAGCACGTCGGCTCTTTGGCCTGACTACGATACACGCCTAACACATTTCGCACAAGGCGGCGTATAAGATTATTTTTCAGTGGAACATTGCCTTGCTTCCCTATGTATTCTTCTTCGGTCATGGTGCAACCGTCCACCTCGATTATATCTTTCCATTGGTCACCGTAGCAATAGCGTTTGTTACGCTGACGGTCGCGGCGGAATTGGTCCATGTTGTTCCAATGGTGCTGCGCTTCCATAAGTACATCAAACGCTCTCCTGTCGCCACGACGCTTTGAAGTGGCAACAGTGTCCATGTCGTTCTCAATCTCACGAGGACGGACACGGCTCATTCTATGTAGTTTGTCCTTTGCCATAACTTTTGTATCTGCTTTGCAGCTTTAGCTGCGGTTTGCCGGAGGCAAAGATACTGAATATCCTTGCCCCCGGTTTGTTATCTATTCCTGTTCGCTGTTCCTGTATGCTTCGGGGTCATGCAGTGCGTTAACGAGTTCACGCATTACAGCGTACATCTCGGCTTCAAGACGCGCCCTTTCCTCTTTGTCGGCCTCTGCCGATATATCTTCGCGGTATGCGTCGATGTCAGCCTTAAACTCGTCGAAGATTTCCCAACGAGCATATTCAGGCGAGTTCTCAAGGAAGTTTATCCGCTCGGCGTAGCCCATTATTCCGTCTTCGTCGGCATTCTCATACTTGCGCAAAAGTTGGCCGGTGGCCTTATACTCTTTAAAGTATTTGAAATACTCGTTTTGAAGTTTACGGTTTGCAGTGCGCTCGTCGCCTGACTTGATAAGGCGGTTGGCTATCGGAATGTTGCGCCACTCGAAATATCGGTCGCCAAACATTGTTTCTCCTGTCTTCTTGACTTTATTGGGGAAAGTGAATAAACCGCCGAAAGTACCATTAAGCAGATACTCGATTTTTGCAGGGTTGATGTCGATAGAGCCTTTCTTGAAATCGTCGCCGCCTGATGTTTCATTAAGCCACTTAGCAAAGGCGACAAGGTGCTTGTCAGTGCTTACGTAGGCTTTTGTCCATTCAGGGTCGTTCTTGTTGAACGGTGTATCCTTGTAGACGGGTAAGCCTGTCCAGCCCTTGTTCAATATATAGGCTTCCGTGAGCGGTTTTGCAGCACTCGGTATGAACGGAGAAATACCGCCGCCACCTTCAAGCATATCAATCGGGAATATCTGCGACACTTGCGAGGCCATTTGTTGGGCAAGCTCGGAGTCGCTGTATCGCTCATTGCCGCTGATGACACCGTGCGCAAGTTCACCCATGCCGTATATGGCTCTATACTCGATAGGCAGCGGTATAGTTATCCATTGGTCGCCGGCATAGAAGCAGATGTTTGAACGACGGACGTATTCAGGTAGATTGTAGTATGCGTTCTTATCGTCATCGTCGCCGTCGCCACCACCTAACATTTGAGCCATCAAGGGAATAACGTAACCAAGAGTGAATAGCGCAGTCGCACCTACCGAGAATTTGGCAGGGTGCAGTTTTGCCTGTCTCCCAAAGTTGGTCATACCCTGAACGCCGGCATTCCAAAACACATATAACAGTCGTCCGCCGCCACTGAGATATGCGCCGGTTTTGCCGAGTGCCGTCTGACCGTTGGCATTTACCATTTTGCCGCCACTGCCTTTTTTGTTGAAGTTGACGCTTATCTCCTTTGCGTCATAGATTGCACGGTCGATACTGCGGCCAAAATCACGCGACGTTACGAATGCTGCGAAACGTGCGCAGTTTTCCGCAGAACGGTTGAGTAAGTCTAACTGCATACCGAGTGCAGTCCATACTCTGCGGCCAGTGCTACCTTGTTTTTTCAACTCGGCTGCGACAGCTCTCTTGTGGCCCTCGATGTCTCGAACATTAGTATAGCCTGTTTCGCCACCATTCTTCATGAATTGATAGAAAAGGTTCTCAATGCGATTGCTCATATTGAGATTGCCTTTCTCCCATTTTCCGAGAAGACGGCGCATTACAATAGGATTGACACGAGCAAAATTTTTGCTGAAGCGTCGTGCGTATCGCGGACTCTCCTTAACCCACGTCATGCAGTTGGAGTAGAGCATATCGCGGAAGAAGTTACCAACAACGAAGTCCGGGTTACGGGTCGTGTAGAAGGCCGACAACTGACGGTTTACCCAAGTGCCTAATTTCAGCATATTGCCGACAACGCCGTTTTGGTCAACGTCAGGATTGGTAAGGCCGTTGATTGCCTGTGCCGCTCTCGGATTTCCGTTAATTGTCGCAACAAACGTGCGTCCACCACGCTTGATAAGTATTTGATGCTCGCGAAGATTGTTGCGTACTACCTTATAGGGGATATGCTGTGTTTCGCGGCCTTTCTTGTACTTGTCAGGCTCTGCGGTGCGCAGTGCTTCCATACGTCGCTCGAAGGCTTCAACCTTTTGGGCTACTTCGTCTGCTGTGTCGGTGTCTTCTACGTCGGCGAATACAGGCACCCACTCATCGGTCACGTCGTTGTATTTAAGCCAAATGTCGTGAACACTGACAGCATCGCTCGGATGATTGAGAATGAAGTTAAGAAAACGCTGTTTCATTAGGTTGCGATTTCCCTGACGTATTGCGTCATCGGCCATCATGCCAATAGTTGCGATTGGATCATCAGCCATACTTTCACGACCCTCTGCTTTTTTCATGATACTGCCACCGAGGGGGCCGTCCTTACTCGTGAGATAGCCATAGACTTGCTCACTTGTAGTTTCATTCCAACCGCGCAGGGGTACATAGTAGTCATACATTCCAAGTATCTTCTCGTAAGTTTCCTTGCTGATGATACCTGAAAGATATACCTTTTCGAGTGTCGCTTTGGTTGCCTGGTTGATAGCTTCCCACAATGCTGTGGTATCGACCATGCTCTCGTAGTCGTCTACCCACTGCTGGGCTGTGGCCTCTGCGCTTCGCCAATCGGCCTCGCCGGTCAGTCCCATAAGTCCGGCAAAGTCACGGTCGGTATCTTCGCCGTTGGAGGCCGCCTCGTTGCGCATATACTCGTTGCGCTCAAGGCCGTGCTTTGCCATGATATAGTCAGTCAGCTCTCTGCGCCTACGTATGCTTGCTCCGGCTAAGCGGCCAATCTCTTTCAGGAGTGGCTGCATATAGCGTTGGAAGTATTCGTGCTGCTCTCCGGCATTCATACTACTCATACGATTTTCAAATAGGTAGGCGTTTTCAAAGCCGGGTACATCTTCAATTCGGGTTTCCTTTCCGAGGATTGCCTGATAGAGTTTTTTCAACCCCAACATACTATCCTGAACAGCTTCTTTGAACTGATAGCTGCCGCTTCTAACCATGCTTTCATAGGCATAGCGGGCATACACTCGGTCACGGGGCGAGAAGTCGCCGGAGCGGTATAGGTCGCCCTCTGCGGCATAGTCAGCCTCGATACCTTGTTCTGCATAGTTGCCGACTTTAAGCTCACTTTGCTTGGCTACGTCTGCGGCCTCTCCGAATATGCTGCGATAGCGACCCGGTTCAGCAAGATTTTCGTAACTGCGCCAAAGGATATAGCGAAGTTCGTTGTCAGTCAAGACAACGCCGACTTTATCACGGAAGCCCTCGAAACCGATGTGTGAAAGCATATCAAGGAACAGGCGTTTGATTTTCGACCACCAACCGCTATAACTCTGCGCCTCTCTGAAGTTGGTGTCCTCGGCAAGACCGGCAAGATATTCCTCGGTCGCGGTGCGGAAATCCCAACCGTTTTGAGCGGCCATTTCTGCAATCTTGCGGCGTATGCTCTCGTCGGCCGACTGATACACGTTATCAAGGAACGTGTTGAACTGTTCCCCGAAAAGCTGCCGTAGGCCATAGTGAGCGACGGCTTCATGGAGAAGTGTCTGCTCTGCGTCAATGGTGCTGACATTGTTCGGGATAACAATCGTTATTTTTCCGGTGCGCTTATTGTAGAAGCCTTTGGCCTTGGCTCGTTTGCCCTCAAGTTGGGATGCGTCGGTCAGTATCTCTACATTATCGAGGTGCATACGCTCAGCAAGCTCTTTTATGCGGTCAGCCATGCGCTGCCGCTCACGAGCGGCAAACTCGGCCTGACGTTTCTTGCTGAAACGGTTTTTGCCCATGACCTTTGAAATAGGGTCGTTGGCTAACGATACTTCTGCATCGCTATATGCGCCGTAGCCGTCGCCCATACGCTGACGCTCCTGTTCGTTTATCCACTGTTGAAAGGCTGGGAGCGACGCACTACCGGCATTCCCCTTTTCGGGCTTGCCAATTTTCACGCCTCGTTCTGCAAGGGCATCGCGCAGAGCCGGGGGTACTGTGTTGAATGGTACTTCGATACCATGGGCGTTCAGTCGTTGTGCGTATGCCTCGGCCACTTCCTCTACAGGAACGACTCGGACAATTCTGCTCCAACGGCTTAATATGACACGTCGAGCCTGACCTATCTTGGCAAGCGCACGTCCAACTGGGCCGCTTTTCCATTCCTTTTCGCCAACGGTATCTTTGGCTTTCTCTGCTCGGTATCCGCTTGTAAGCTCGCTAAGCGGCACTTCCACCTCAACAATGACGAGTTCAGGACGGCTCCATGCACTGCTGAATTGGTCATTGATAGGTGTGCGAGAAGTGTGAATGTAGGGATTATAAGCTGCCTTGATTGATTTGCCATTACCTTTATCGAGCTTGAAGCGGCCTTTTTCATCAGCCATTTCGGGATGTTCCTCGGCTTCTTCCCAAATGCCGACTTCAGTTGCTTCTCGCCATTCTCCGTAAACCTTTCCCGACATCGGGGGGCGAAGACCGCCGTCAATCATCTGCATTGCTCGATAGACCTTTATTGTCGGTTCACTGTTTAGGCGGTCGAGCGTGGCTTTGTCAGTTACAGAGCGGCACAGCACATCGTCCTCTGCTTCCTCTGCTGAAACATCAGTAAGCTGCGACTCCTGTAACACGGTAAGATTGAACGGCGCACGGCTCAACATATCCACCACTTTTGCAATGTCGGTATCGTCAACGTATGCAACCATATTGTTGCCCTTTGTGATGAAGTTGTGGCCTTCAACGAGCTTCAATAGGTTGGAGTGCATAGTGTAGATACCGCCGCGTTGCTTGGATTTAGGTACTCGGAGTTCATATTGGCCGCGATGTTGCCAACCAAACGAAACTTTCTCAATCTGAACATCGCCATTCTCGCTGACAACAGCTTTGCCCTCGCGTATCTGCGCAAGGCGGCTGCTCAATGATGCGCTGTTGCGTAGGTCGGTCAGCTTGAAGTTCTCTCCCATGAGAATGCCCTGTCGGGTCTCTCCGTCGATTGTGGAGTAGCTTATAAGGTTTCCTCTGGTCTTTTCGCCTTTCTCGGTATCAACGAGTGCCTGAAGAAGATTGCCGGTTATGATGTAACGCTTTTGGCGTGTCTGCGTCGGCACTTTGCTATCCCAATTCTCCATGGTGATAGCGTTAATCTCTTTAGGAGAATAGCGATAGGCAATTTCAGTGGCAGATATGATTGTGCTGATTGCCGGGTCGCTCAACGCGAGTTCGACCTTTCGTCGGCCGTCGAGTGTTGCAAAGATTGCCGTCGACGAGCCGAGGGTATAGCCCTTATTGAATTTGAAGCCGACAAATGTACCGAATGTTTGTGAAAACATTTCGGCTGTACCTTGTTTCAGGTCTTGCGGCACAACATAGATACTTCCGGCACGAAGACGCTGGAGCAAAGATTGTAGGCGGTGCTTTATAGCCATGATTTCCTCTTGGCGTTTGCGCTGCTTTTGTTCCTCTTTGTTGCGCTCTTCATTGGCAACAGTGTCAGCGAGAGATTGTATTTCCTCGTCGGTAAAGTTGTTTTCGCCTCGACCTCGTGCTTTGGTAGCGGCTGTGACCGCCCTTTCCCTCGCTTTGGCTATACGAGCTTCTCCGGCTTCTTTCAGTTTGCCGACGGCCTCATCTGCCTTTGCTTGGAAGAATAACGAGATTTCATCGCCTTTAGCTCTTGCATAGTGCTGCCAATCAACTCCGCCGTTTTTCTCGGTGTAGTGTTCGCCCATGAGCTTACGGGTAGCCTCGGCAATCTCGGCACGTTTCATCGGCTTCTTCAGCACGTCAACCTCTACTTCTTCAACATAGGTATTGTCGGCAAAGGCATTTCCGCTTCCTGGGTTCTCGCCCTCATGCCATATCTGCTTGCGCTTGGTCTCGGCGCGTAATGGCATAGTGGTAATTTCGAGGTCGTTTTCTCCGGCATCGTCGAGTAGCTGAATTTTCACACGGTAGGCTTCCGTTATCTCACGGAATATCTCGTCCTGTTCCTCAACGGAAAGGAAAGCGAGGTAACGTGATATTTTACCGGCACAGCCTGTCTTCTTCGAGGTGTCCTCTTTTTCTGATGTGCGAGGGCCGTCTTCTTCTTGCTTTTCCTGAAGCATACTCAACGGGTCGCCGAGGCGTTCTTCGAGTTCAGGGTGTTCTTTCATATACTCCCACACAACATCGTCGCCGTACTTGTTGAGGTAGTCTACAATCTCCATTTCGTTAAATTTCGATTTCTGCGATGATGTGGTGTTTGCGTCGAGGCTCTTTAATTTTGCCTTAAACATCATTTGTATGCGTTGTTCGGCAGGGATTGTCGACATGATGTATTCGTAGCGGCCACGGGTTACCTGACCGCTACGGTCGATACGGCCTCGCATCTGCACCTCGTCGTTGATGTCGCTCTGGAATTGAGCAAACACCATGACACGCGGACGTTGGTCTTCAAACTTGCTTGACGCATGAAGCGATATGCCGGTGGAGCCGGATTTGTTAATCATCAACACGTCGAGCTTGCCTGAATTAAAGTCGCGCATGGCGGCTTTCTTGTCGCGGTCTTTTCGAGCCTCAACAATATAACGTCCGTCATCGGTGCGGTTGAGCTGCATGGTGCGGCCTGTAATCTCAGCTACGCTGTAACCGGCTTCCTCTATCTTCATTCGGATTGCGTCCATAGGAGATATAGGAAGGTCGGCACTCAGGTTAATAATTTTGTCGCGGATTGCATTGTAGGCTTTCTGACCCTCGGCCGACAATTCACTCAACGAGATAGAGCCGCCCTCGCTGTTTTCGTCAGCATCTTTTTCAGTAAAGCGCATTACACCGTCGAGTGCGCGCATAAGAGTGAGCGAGAAGTTTGGAACATCGTCCATCACCACACCTTTGGGTGCTGACGACAAGAAGCCTTCCATTGTGTTCGTGAAGCTGATAACGGGCTTGTAGCCGTTGCGCAAGTTCTCTACAACGCGGTCGGCCACTGCGTCTACTTTCAGCGCAAAGAGCAACTGATTGACGAGGTTATACATCTTCGACGCAAAGGGCACGTTCTTAACGCCTAAATCCTTTGTGCCTTGTGTATGGCCTACGGTTGCGCCATGCTCGGCGGCAGCTTCGTTTTTTGCGTCTATTATCGGGGTAATGTAGTCATCTTGGAAGTTTCGGATTGCATTAAAGATGTCTGCAACCTCGTTGAACTGCTGACGCTGACGGCGGTCGGTTTCTTCCTCTACGCTCAACCAATCAATCGTTACGCCCTCGAAGCTGCGCTCACGGCGTATCATTTGGCCGGACTCGACCAATTGCTTCGACATGATTTCTTGCAGGGTAACGCCACCTTTGCTAATGGCCTCGATAAGTTCCGAGGCTTTAACTCCGGCTTCGGCGATTGCAGTGCGCTGTGCATAAATTGGCATATTGTCGGCTCGCTTGGCAAAAGTAGCTGAGAGGAAAGTTACACCTTCGGCAGATGAAGTCAACATCTGCATATAACGTCCGCAGCCGCTATCGCCGCCTACCGTGTGGCTTTCATCAAGTATGGCGATGTTGCCTTCTGCAAGTTGGGCGAGTGCATCTCGTCGTGCCTGTCCGTTATAGTCGGCTGTCGTATAGCCTTTGCTCTTTTTCGGGAGCTTTCGTGCTTCTGTGTTCCATGTGCCGTCTTCATTCTGCGTATAATCGGCAGTGCCATTTTTGATTTGGTCGTAGGTGGTAAGCACATAGTCGTATTCTTCAGGGAGTGTGCCATGCTCCATGATGTAGTTGAATACTCGCTCCTGTTCCTTTTTAGACGGGAGTTTGTGTACCACATTGCCGTCGGTGTCGACAATGTTAGCGTCTTTGGGGTTCGACGCTATGATGAATGGACGGAGGTCTCTGCTTCCGATGTCGGAGAGGTCGCGGTAGTTGTCGGTAAACAGTGTTGGCTTCTGCGTGAAGTAGATAGGTACTTTGCCCTGCTTTACAGCATAGCGGATAAGGGCAGCACCTTGACGGCCCTTACCTACGCCTGTCATGTCGCCAATGATAAAGGCATTGCCCTTATTCATTTGATGAATGGCAAGTGCTACCGAGTCTACTTGTTCGGCGGCGAGATAGCCGTATAATTCTTCTTTGCTTGAGTAGCCGAGTTCGTCAACGAGGAATTGGTCAACGTCGCCAATCTCGGCAAGGCTCTTTTGAAGTACCTGTGCTTGTGCGGCCGGCACTACCGACATAAGGGTAAAGCCGTTTTCGCTTTGGTTGGGGTACGGTACTTTTTCAGTGGTAAGGTCGGGTTTTACCTCCAATCGCTCTGCGCGACTGTCAGGTCGAGGAGCAACTGTTCCACGTCCGTCGCTTCCACTTCTTCCTGTTCCATCTTGTGCGCTTCCACCTCCGACGCTTCGGGGTTGCTGGGGATTTGGTTGCGGAACATTATCAGTGCTTCCTGCATTTCCTGAGTCTGCATTATCCACTCCAGCAGGGCTGCTTCCGTCATCGACGGTTGCAGGCTGTCCGCTAACGGTCCGGGGTGTATCTCGGACTGCATCGCTTGTTGTACTGGGTCGTTGCCCTGCTCCTGTGTTCGGGCGATTGCTTCCTGTACGAACAGGCGCACTCGCTGTTCCGTCAGTGGCTGCTTCGGGTTCTCGCTGCACATCGGCAGACTGACTCCCCACTTGCTGAATTTGCTGTATATCATCTTGAACACGTTTATAAAGTTCGTCGAATGTTGTTACTTGCTCTGCACGGGCTTTGGCCTTAACAGGGGGGAATACACGCTGAAATTCGCCGATCTTGCGTCCGTCAATCAGTATCATGCGCACGTCATAGCCTGTGCCGTTGCGAGAGTAAAGAGCTTTGCCGCTTATGTTGATAACATCTGCGACGTTATAGTGGCTGTAAAGATAGCCAAAAAATGCGGCATCTTTGGGGTTCATCGAGCCATTTGTGCGATAACTTGTGTTTCCGCCTATAACGATTGCGGCTCGACCGTCGTCTTTCATCTGCTCCAGAGCGTTGATTGCCATTTGACCCTCAAGGCTTGAAATGCGGAAAACGCCGTCATAGACTTTCTCGGTTACAGTACCGAATGGTGGATTAGTCATAACAACGTCTACTTTGTCCCCGTCGAAAGGCAACAGTGCGTCCTGTGCCGTTACTTGGCCGTAACCGAGTTTACGCAGATTGGCAAGACGTGCGTCGTCGATGTCGTTCACATGGATAACCGAGGGATGTACGGTTATTGTCAGTGCGCCATTACCTGCACTCGGCTCCAGCATACTCCCGACCGTCTTACCACCGGCACGAACAAACTGCCCCATTACATATCCGAAAGGCGTAGGGGTAGAGTATTGCTGCTTTATCAGTCGTTCACTATCACGAGCGTTAAGGCTCGGCTGTATCTGATAGAGGTTGACTATGTAATCGTATGCCGCACGTTGCGCCTCGGCTGTGCCGTCTATATTGACAAGAGCCTCAGAGCGCGTGAGCTGTGTCATGGCTAACTCAACGAGTTCCTGAAGGTCGGTGTCGCTGATGCCTTTTAGAGCCGGATATTTCGAGGCCATTTTCTTAATATCGGTCATGTTAAGAGGCTTCACGCTTTCTGCGTCAAGTTGGAGCATGGCTACTCGGCTCTCAATCACGCCGCCGATTTCTTCAACCAATTCAACTGTCTGCGCTTCTCGTTCCTGAAACGCGGCAGAGTCGCCCATAAGGTCAGCGGTAGGGCGTTGTTCAGGCACAGTGATAGCCGGTGCGGTCGTAGTGTCATCTTCGACCGTATCAAACAAACCGCCGTCGGTTGTTGACTTCGGCTTTTCCTTGCTCGGTTTCTTTTTTCCGCTGGGTTTCTGCGCGTCAACAATCGGATGCACTCCTGGTATGAAGTCGCCGCTGGTAATCTCAATTTCCGTACCACTCTCGACTACGGTTTCAGTAGTCGAGCCATCAGGATTGGTGCGTTTTTTCCGCTTCTCCTTTAACTTGCGCTCGGCTTCTTCCTTTTCTTTCTCGGCTTCCTGTTCAGCCACGACAGTGGCGGCGGTGGCCATAGCGTTAGTGCCGGGTTTGTCGAAGTTGGCGATGTCGACGCTGCGCACTTCATCGTAGCTGTCCATGTCGGCAATAAGCCCTGCGGCCTCTGCTTCCGGCATATCGCGCACGGCGTTGTAGAATGATTTCAGGTAAGGACGGATAGCGTCGCCGAGGTCTGCAATCATGGCAGAAGCGTAGGCTTTGAATTTCCGTGCGCCTTTCTCGATATGATAGACGGCCATTTCCGTACCGATAGCAAGAATTTCAGGATCCACACCCATATTGAGCTGACCGCCGAGTTTCTTGCGCATACGCTCACGGAGTTCTGCATATCTCTCGTCGGTAACGAGCTTGTTGCCACTCGGATTTACAGGATTGTCTACTTCGGGCTGGGTCTCGGTTTCTGACGACTGTTCTGCTTCGGTTGAAGATGTAGTTGTAGGTTCTTCTATGATTGAGCCTCGTATATCTTCAAGAGAAAGTGGCTGTGCATCGGCTACTGCGGTAGGGTCGGCCACAGCCTTTGCAAAAGCCTCAGCTTCTTCTCGTGTCTTGAAGCCGTAACCTTTGGGTACCGAAGTGCCGCCCATTTTCTTTGCGAGATTGAGGCGTTTTTGCCATACTTCTTTGTCGGCACGTGGGAAGATAACACGGAGGTAAGTCTTATTCTTCTTGGTCGCGTAGGTGTCGATTGTATAGTCGGTGGCCGATATAGGATTTTCAGGGGTGCTTTCGTCAACCTCTGCCTTTTCAGCAATCTTATACTCGTGATAAGGTTTCTGCTTGCGGTGGCTGCTCTCTATCCACTTCTCGAAGTCTTCAAGTGTGGCGGTCGAGAATACAAGGCGACGGCCTTTCTCCCAACCTTCTTCATAGTTGGCGAGGTAGGCATTGATAGCGTCGGCCTTGTCGTTGAAGCCGAGCATAACCTTGTGTTCATCGAAAGTGCCGTCAGGGTTGTATTGGTCAACGATAACGACACGTCGGCCATTCCAACCGTCAATGTCCGTAGAGAGAAATACGTCGATGTGGTCACCGTCTACTCCCTCGGTACCGCGAATGTAGCCGTAGGTATTCTGCATAGTGGTTTCCCACTCCTTGCCGTCTGCGTCAGTTCCACGACGGACGGAGCCGACAGGCTGCTCAATCGTTACGTCAAATGTACCAACCTGAACATGGCCTTTCTTATAGTTGCCGGCTTCTTTCTGCGCCGGTGTCGGGTCGGTGTTGACCTCGGCCTCGGCGACGGCAATGTCAGCGGCGAGTTTGGCCTGTTTGTCGATGTGTTCTATTACTTCGGTAAGACTACCGTATTGTTCGCCATGATACTCAAAATAAGAGCCGGTATAGAAGCCCTCGCTGTTAGGTTCGTCTACCTGAATGACCTCGTGCTTGCCGTCGATAGTAATGGTACGCTTATATGTGGGCGTTTTCTCGTCGCCCTCAGTCCAATCATCTTCGGCAACGTCGACACGTTCAGCTATTGCAGATATATCAAGGTCGTTGAAGTCGTGGGCTTCTTGTGCGGGCGGCAACACGGCATCAGTTGTCCATGAAGGACTGTTGAGTAGCTTGCGGATAAGATTGTGCATGAAGCGTCCTATGCTGCCTCTACCACCGTCCATGTTACCCTTAAACGCCGGTCTGCCGTCGGGCATAGTGGTGTGGCCTGTCAGTTTGATTGTCTGACCGGTGGCACTATTGGTAAATGTGGCATGGGATAACGCCTCGATTTCTTCAGGCGAAAAATCCGCTTCCTCGGTGGCTACTTTGACCCCTTGTCCGCTATCGCTTGTAGTTCCTGTTCCACTGTCGGATGGTTCTGCTTCTTCCTGAGATTGTTCTGCGCCGTCAGCATTTCCATCGCTTCCGGGTCGCCAGTCTTGGCCATCTTCACTATTGACGTCCAATACAGCACTTCCATTTGTTCCATTGTCGGTTGTCGGTTTTGTTACGGGTTGATATTCGAGATTAAGCACACGACGTATGGCCTCGGCAAGAGGTTTGGGCGTCTTGTCGGCAACTTCAAAGAGATTATCCTGTTCAGTACCCTGCACGATGTCATACATCATGTTGAATACTGACTGAATATGTCTTTGGGTCTGGCCTTTATACATGGCCGCAAGTGCGAGTGCAAAGTTACTGAAAGTTTCCGAGGGAAGATAAGGTTCGCCTGTAACATCATCAAAGGCAGATTGTTTCCTCCATGCTTCCACGGCAAGCATTGTGGCTTCGGCATTAGTAGCGTCGCGGAACTGCTCATAGCCCATGAGGGCGTTATATGCTATAATAGACTGCTGAATTTCGTTAATCATGCGGTCTGCGAAGGGACTGTCATAGTCGCGAAATGCAGTAGCGAGAATTGCTCGTTGTGCTTTGGCGGGCATCTTGTTGAACATTTCTTCAAGACGAGTGCTACCGCCTGTGAAGATTGACTGATACATGATGCCCTTGAGGTCGTTAGCGGCCTCGGCTGAAAGATTGCCTTTGCTGTCAAAAGCACTTGCATATTGAGTATTGGTAATGTAACCCTGTTGGTTCATCCATTTCAGCACCTCAAGGCCATTGGTATCTACGAGCTGGGCGAACGTAGCCTCATCGTCAGAGGAGCGAAGCAGAAGATTGGCGAATGTGCGTATCTTGTCGCCCATTTTCTGCACTGCATTCTTGGGTTTGATACGTTCAATGCCGCCGCTCTCGGTGTCCTGTGCTACATATTGGCCGAGGGTTATGGCATCTTCATCTGAAACATCGAGCATATTCACGAGTACAGGCTGTTCAAAAGCGGCAATCGCTTCTGGAGTCAGACCAAACTCGGCGGCATGGTCGATAAGATACTGCTTGTATCTCTCGGCAGACTGCGAGAAACGCTCATACATGATGCGGAGTGCTTCACTGCGGTTGTTGCCCTGAATAACCTCGCCGCGTGGGTTGATACTCGGCGCGCCGGTATAAGCTGTAACACTCGACGTGATTTCTTCGGGGCGCATAGCCTCGGCTATCTTGGCGGCGGCGAAACGGCTTGCTGCGTCTTTACGCTCTTTGGGCTGTGCTTCGTCGAGGAAGTGAGCCGGATTGCGCTGGCCGTCGCGGTGGCTCGGCTGCAACTGTGAGGCTTCGACCACCACAATATTGCCGGTGGGCATAACATCGTCGCCAAATTTGACTTCAACCGAGTTGCCGATTGCATGGTTGTCGATGATTTCAGGTCGGTCGACTTTCTGCGGCCCGTTACGACGGTAGCCACGAGCGCGGGCATCTTGTGGAGTATCAACTGACCAATCGGGTACCCCGTTGAGTGCTTCGCGCTCTATGCGTTCGGCTTCTTCTCTTTCTGCTTTCAGTCGAGCTTCTTCCTCGGCTCGTTCCTGTGCGCGACGGCGTGCCTCTGCTTCTTCGGCATTGCGACGCTCATTCTCACGACGCTGCTTTGTACCGGCAATCTTTTTCCAATGGTCAAGAGCTGCCTTTGCTCGGTCACGGATAGCCTGTGCCTCTGCAAGTGCTTCCTTGGCGGCATTCTTCGCGGCTATGCGTTCTTCCATAGTCGGTGCCGGGTCGTCTTTCTTGCGCTTCTCCGGCTTACCTTCCTTTGTTTTGTTAAGAGCCTTTTCGGCAGCATTAAAGTCGGCCTGATGTTCATCCACGATGTCAGCGACAACTTCTGCGGCTGTCACCTCATCGCCTTGCGCCTGTTCAACAATGGCATCCCATGCTGTTTCGGGGTCTACATCATCATACTTGGGCTGTCCTTGTTCATCGACAGGAATACGAGAGAGTGCTGATACTTGAGGCTCGGCTTGCACCGCATTGTCAGGATTGGGAACGGTTGCAACCGGATTTTCGCTGATTTCGCCACCGTTTTCGGGTGTTTCCTCGATTTTGGGAACGGTTTCCACGTTTTCAGGAACAGGCAAAGCAACAGTCTCGCCGTTGTATGTGTCGAACATTTCTTCAAGTTCGGCAGGGGTAAAGCGGTTCACACGATTGCCGTTGATTGGCTCCTCGGTGTAAATCTCTACTGTGCCGTCCTCGTCGAGTTCGCCGGTGATTGAGCCTCGAATAGGTGTGCCGCTGTCGTTGAGTATGGTAAACTCATCATTGAGTGCAAACTGCGGGCGCATAGCCTCGGCCTCGGTTGTATGTTGCTGTGCGCGATTGGCGGCGCGGTCTTGCTCGAAGTTGTTAAGGCGTTCAAGGTTGGCTGCGTCGGCTACTTGCTGCAACCAATCTTTAGTGACTGCAACTTGCCCCATTCTATTTTCGTCGTGAATATAAACTTGCCCCTCAATAGGCATACCGCTTTCTTCATCAATAACAGGGCCGATAATAGTAACCTGAGAAAGACCGCTGCCGTCATTGATTTCCACCACGTCGCCCGGATTGAAAGCGAGTGTGCCGTTCATCGCGTCTACTGCGGCCTGTGCTGCTTGCTGACGGATATTGTCAACGGCAATGGCCTTTTCCATTTCGGGGTCGATAGCTTCACCGGCCGACACAATGGACTTCGGGTCGGCAAATTTAAGTTCGCCGGTTACAGCATCTCGGACGACAATACTCTCATCGGAAGCGTCACGGTCGATTGTGCCGTTTTCATTGACTGCGAGAGTGCCTCCGACAACGTATACCTGACGGTCGTCAAGTCCCATAACGGCGGGCTGTATCATACCGCTTGCCCGATTGATACGAGCATTTATCATCGCGTCGCTCTGCGCAATCTGCTCGTCGATATTGTCATTGACACGCTGAATAATGCCGTCGCGGACGGTCTTCGCGTTGATATAGTCGCGTGCAGCTTCGATTTCTTCCTGTGAATAGAGGCCATTCAGCGATATATCCACAAGTGCATTCACAGGGTTTGTATCAAGCCAATCGAGTATGGTAGGCTCAAACATACTTTCTGCACGTTGACGCTGATACTCGTACATATTTTGAGCATCATTCATTTCTTGTGGAGATGAAGCCTCGTAACCGTCGATGTACGACTGACTGAGTTCGCTATCTACCTCGATATTTACAGGCAGAGCATCATCTCCCTCTGCTGCGCCTCGGCTCTGCGCCATAGCACCGAGATTGAGGCCGCGAAGATTAAGGCTGCGCTCCATATAGCCCATGACAGCGGCGCGTTCCTCATCGGAAAGATTTGGATCATTAACCATGCTCTCGGCAAGTGCGCCCATATCATCATTGGTGGTGTTGTCGATAATTTCACGGATTGGCTCCCAGCGGTCAGGCGTGAAGATTTCAGCGGCAACACGGTCGGCCACATTAACCTGATGTTTCATATTTCCATAGGCAATGCCGGATACAGCGTACTTCCCTGCGCCCATTAAGCCCATAGAAAGAGCCATGCCGCCCCAAATATCGCCGTGGAATTGTCCTGTAAACAGTAGGTTCTTGCGCTCGTACACGGGATTGCCGTCAGCGTCGAGTACCTGATTGCCCTGTCCATCGTAGACAGGCACATTCGTATATGCGTCGTCGAGATTGAGCATGGTGCGCCACAACTGGCCGTAATATTCCTCGCTGACCTCGCCGAAGTAGTCCGACACGCCAAGGCGTTCAAACTGTTTGCGAGTGGTCGCAAGAATTTGGCCGTAGCTCGACGCATTGGCACGAGCAAGCATACCACTGATACGCTTGCCGCCAAAGGTCTTTGCAAGAGCCGGTACAACGCCGTCGAGGTGTGTGCCAAACATCTCCGAGTAGTTCTCGATGATTGCATTGGCCTCTCCCTGCCAAATGGCACTTCCCCAAGTCTTGTCGTTGGAGAAATCATAGTTGCCATTCTCGTCAACAACTACATCGCCGAGTTTGCGGTCGATAATGTCTGCTGTTGTCTTTCCTGCCTGTACTGTGTTCGTCATAAGCGGAGCGCGGATAAGTAGGTCGTCGGCGGTCGTGCCAAGAGCCTTGATTGACCAATTCCCTGCCATACGGCCAACACCGCGAACACCGTATTTCTTTGCATACTCCTTGACACCCAGCTCTACCATTTCTTCAATGGCTTCTTTGCCAATGACCTTGACGGCACCACGAGTGGCTGCTTTGCCGGCAACGTCGATTGCTTCAAAACCACCGCCTGTAAGAGCGAAGTCGACCATAAACGACGGCATATAGCCGGTCATTACACCGGCACGGTTCCAGAAAGAGGCGTTTTCGCCAAACATCTGCTCCGTTTGCTGTGCGTCATAGACAGCCCTCATCATCGCCTGACCCGCGCGTTTCTCGCCCTCGGTAGCGTCAGGTGCTGAATACTTGTCGGCATTAAGCATTGTCATAGCGTCCAAAAGGTCGCCTGTGCCGAAATCCCATGTGCGAACGTCGCTGACAGTACGACCGAAGCCTCGCCAAAAGCCGACATCCTTGCCAATTTGCCTGTCGCGTTCTTCGTATAGGTTCTTGAGCTGTTCTTCTCTTTGACGTATGGCAACACGCAGGGCAGAGTTCTCCTTGTCGGCGGTTTGACGTGGCACATACGTGTTAGCCGCGAGAACGGCGGCAAGCGGTGCATCGTTCTTTTCATAATCTTCCGCCCATTCCTGGTACACTCGCTCTGAACTTTCATTGAGTTGCTTGCGGAGTTCAGCAAGTTCTGCCTCGGCACGACGTATTTGTGCGCCGACCGACATATCAGCCGCAGCCATTGCCTGACGGAAATTATACGTCGACATATCTGCGGCGGTTTTGCTTGTTGTGCGGTCGCCGGTTGGTGTGAGATATGTTTTCTCCATTTTGCCGGTTTCAGGATTGAACACCGGCTTACCCTCTACGGTATGGAAGCCAAGGCCACGATTGCCACGGTAATATTCCGATACGTTCTCCATGCGCTCACGACTCTCTGCAAACATAGCGTCGGTTTGCTCTTGCATTTGGTGGAGCTGGCGCGACATGGCTATTTTCTGCTGCTCGGTGGGCTGCCACGGCTTATCTTCGATAGCTGTGCTTGTGGTGGTATATTTGTAACCACGTCGTTTGCTGCGGTCGTGTGCCACCGAAAGGTCGACATGGCAGTCGAAAGGCTTGCCGTCTTCATTTGTGCCTTGCATATAGACACGGAGAGGTGCGCCGGGATTGGCTTTTGCCCACCCTGTAAGACCGCCGGCAGCGTTTACCTCGTCGGTAGACACAGTGAAATCTTTACCGCCACGACGCAGTTTGAAGTACTGCGTATCCTTGGGCGATGCTGGCGGCGGTGTCGGTGCAGCCAGTGTGTCGACAGGAGCGGCAGGACGTTCAGGCGTATGGGCTGCTGCCTGTCCATACCCCAACTGTTGCGAGAAGCTGTCCCATGTGCCGAGGTCGTAGTCTTGGCTCGTTGCGTCATAGAGTTTACGACGCTTGGCCTCATCGTTTAGGTCAGCGCAAAACTGCTCATAGCTGCCCATGTCGTAGTCTTGCGAGAGGGCATCGTATAATTTTCGTTTGTTATCAGTTGCCATTACGTTAACTCATTGGATTTTTCTTCTTTTGTTTGTTCCCGCTGCCACCGCCGGAGTTGTCATTGCCCATCGGGTTCGGTTTCTTGCCCTCAGGCTTCGTCGAATGGCCCTTTGCCGGTTTGGTCGTGGTAGATGAGGTTGTGCCTTTGGTATTACCCCGACGGTCTTTTTGCTCTCGCTCGGTGGTCGACTGTTGGGTTGCCTCGCTCCATGTACCATGATTGAGGGCATTTTGCCTCATAGCCTCATATGATGAAGCATAATGAAGATTGCCGTCGCTGTCGTACCACGGATATTCGGGGGCTTTACCGCCACCGCCGCGACTACCAGAGCCAATCGGACGGCGATAGTTATTCTTGTTGATACGCGACTGCCAATAGGCTTCGGCATAGTCTGCCTCAATACGTTTTGCCTCGGCGGCTGCTTCCTGTTGGTTGATTTTGCCCTGCATCAAGTCCATGCGGAGTTGAGCCATTGCCGCGTCGCGGTCTGCTTTGGCTTGCGCTCGTGCGTCGGCTGCTTCCTTATAATGGTCGGTCACTCTCTCACGCTCTATTGTGTGGTTCCAATTCCGCTCATCTCGTGCGTCGTCGGCATCCCACTTCATTGCGCGCATGAAGCCGTCCATGTACTGACGCTGGTTATCCTCACGGTCTTTTTTCAGTTGGTCGAAACGTGCCTTTGTGGTAGCGGCCATGCCTTTTGAGGGGTCGAAAGCGTTGGGGGCGTACTGTGTAGTGAAGTAGAGATTGCTCATAGCCGAGATACCCTCGCCGATTGCGGCGAAGATAGCCTCTCGTTTCTGCTTCTTGCGTTCCTTTTCAAGTTCTTCGGGGGTCGGCGGCTTGTACGGCGACATCTGCTGAAACATTTCCACATAGGAAAGCTTCTTACCTTCGGGGGCAGTCTGCTGCGCATCGACGGGGGTTACTTGCTCTACATCGGTTGAGGTTTGAGGATTAGCAACATTGACAACACCGCGCTCCACGACCTCAGCGGCGTTCCTTGGGTTGTTCGGTGCGCCTTGTGCCGTCACGGTGTCGTAACTGACATTCTCAACTCCCGTAGGCTCGTCGGTCGTTTTCTCGACACTCGTGCCACTCTCCGGCATAGTTGGCGGTGGAGCTTGGTATGCCCATGTCGTTTGCACCGGCCCTTGGCCTCTTGCTAATATTTCATCGGTTGTTACTGCCATAGTCGTTAAAGTATTCCCGCAATATTAGCACCAGCCTGTGCTACACCCTGAATGGCCTGTGATACATTGGCTGCTTTCTTCTGCTCAAGGTCGTTGAGTTGCTGCTGAATGTTCGCGTCAGTTTGTAAATATTGACTCTCGATAGCGTCTTTTCTCGCCTCACCATTGACGGCGATGTTAGTTGTTGCAGCTGCAAGAGCCTCGTTATTGGCCGCTTTGGCCGCTGCGACACTTTCTTCCGTTCCACCCATGACGGCCTGAGCCGCAGCCGCCTGTTTGTTGCGGTTGCGTATAGACTCCTCGGTCTTTGTCAGGATAGCCTGTGCGTCGGCTCGCTGGGTTGCGTCCTCATTGTAGCGGCGGTCGTACCAATCTTGGTTTTTACGTCGCTGCTCCTGCAAATTCTTTTTAACACGTTTCATGGCCTTTGACGCAGAAATGCCACCGAAAATACTCCCGACAGCTCCTAACCCTGCGCCGATTGCGCCGCCTAATATGCCCATATTACGAAATGTGATTAGTTGAACTTAAATTATGTGGGCGAATTTACATTATTATCTTTGTGGCGATGTATTAACTTTAACCGCATGGCAATAGGTAAGAAAACAGGAGGACGAAAGAAGGGTACACCCAACAAGGCAACTATGCTGGGCAAAGAGGTCATTGTGTCCTTGCTGTCGGACTATTCCAACAGCGGCCTTATGGCTTCCGATTTTATGGCCCTCGAGCCAAAGGACAGGCTCGTTATTGCAGAAAGGCTCATGCAGTACACCATGCCTAAGATGCAGGCCACGGCCATAGACCTCAACACCGGCGAGAAAGAGAAAACAATCGAAGACCGCCTCGCAGAATTGGCCGGAGAGGACGAATAATCTACTCGGCCTCCACTTTAGACAGCAACCGCCTGACAATCCGTCGGCGGTTTTTTCTTGCCACATTGCGAAAATTTATGCGAATTGGCGAGGGGTTTCTTCAAACTTAATGTGGGTTTTGTTTGAGGAAACATGGGGCTGGCTCTCTTTTATTCCTCGGCGACGCATCAAAAAGGGCGAAAATCGGGGCGAGATTAACTCTCCGCTGCAAATAGTAAAGTTTGAGGAAACTATGGGCTGGCTATGGGTTTTGTTTGAAGTTATTTTGAGATTTTTCGTTTCCTCAAACTTAATAGGGGTTTTGTTTGAGGAAACTATTGGTTAGCTCGGTTTAATTCCCGAATTAAGTACACAAAAGAAAAGAAAGGAAAAGAAATAAAAAGAAAATAAATAAAAGAAGATGAATAGAAGAAACAACGACGGCAACGACGTTTGAAAACCCAATTTTGAATTTTGTTTTTTTGAAAAAGAAAACGACCGGCGAAGCGAAAATGCCTCGTCGGTCGAAAGGGGTTGAAAGAAAAAAGGGGGGCCGCC